CTCTTCGCCAAGAGTGTAATAGCGACCATCGAGAGCAAGGCAAGCCGCGCACGTTCTCGGAGTCTTGCGACAGACGCGGCGATACCCGACGATCTTCGAGTCTTGCTTATAGCTCTCGACCTTGGCGAATCGTCGAATGCGGTTCGTCTCAGTTTTGGCAACCTGAACCGCTTTCCAGAGCGGAACCCCCGTGATCTGCCTCAAGTCTTTGGCTATCGAGCGTTGCGGCTTATTCGCGAGCACTCCCGACACGAAAGACCGCCGAGCTCGATCTTTGATCTTGGCTGGAAACTGAGAGAAGTAGGTCGACGTGGCTCGACCGTCTGTCATGAATCGACCGAGAGAGCTAGGCAGAGTCGGCGGTATATGCCGAGTCCCTGTCGCTTCGAACAGAATCGCGTTCGCTTCTGCGAGAGCCTGTTCAGCCTCAGCGAGCATAAGCACCGAGACCCGGTTAGAAGCGAGCATGCCGAAGAACGTGATCTCAGCCTCGATGATGTTCAGCACGTTCGAGAGCTTGGCTTCGTTGAAGATCAAGGCCGTTGTAATCGCCTTTCCCTCTGAGCGAGCTTTCGCGATCTGTCTGAGTGAGGCTTGATAAGCAGGTCGGATACGAGAGCGAGCCAGCTTGAAATAGCTTACAAGGTCTTTGACTGCGGCTTGATCTCGACCGATTCCTGCCGATCGAGCCTCGCGAACTTTGCGTTCCGTTGATCCCATTATTCGCCTTTGAATCCTCGAGAGTCCCTAAACGCCCTTATTCTCCGCCGAACCCTTGAGCTTTGGTCTGAATCATCGTTAGCTGTTCTTCTTGCTCTCGCTTGCGAGTGGCTTCGATCTCTGCTACGGTTCGCGCAGTGAATCCGGCTCGACTGTCCATTTCGATTAGTTGCTTATCAGTCGGAGACCATCCGACAGAAGCCAGATCGGTCATCGGGATTGGTCGGTTCAATCGCTCTCTAACAATGCGAGCCGACTCTTCGTCGACGTCGGCGGTCTCAAGAATCGTCATCGCGGTTTCACGCGCCATCAGTTCCTTCTCAACTAGGTTGACCAGAGCGTCGATCTCTTCGGCGGTCATCGGTCCTGCAGTCACTCGAATGTCCGCGACGACTTCAAGCTCTTTGAACTTCGTCTCACCGCTGAGTAAGTCCTCAAAGCTCAGAAGCAGATTCAGAAGCCACTCGATAGCGCGGTCGACGTTAGGCTTTAGGTCTTTAAGGGACGCGAGGTAGTCGGCGCGAGCTTGGATGCGTGAGACGCCTGATGTCGTCGCATCCGAGTTAATCAAGATATGAGACTGCCTGACATCCTCGAGAATGTTCGAGCGGTAGATATCGGCTGTCTCTTTGAAGGTCGTGGCCGGAACCGGGTCGCGATAGACGACTGAGGGGTTGGCGATCTGTTCGTTGCCCTCAGCGTCTTGATACTTGATACCGGCTACCCAGCTTGTAACGTTGGGACCGAACTTGACGCTATCCTCGGACGGCACGAAAACGCGCTCGCCGGGTCGGTCTGGATCTGGCATGAACTTACCCATCTGTTGACCGTTGAGAATCGTTCGCTCAATGAACCCCGCTAGGTCTGTGTTCCGACCCAGCATCGTGAAAGTCTTATTGAGGCTCATTTGATTCTCTCGAACTTGCTGAGTGATCATGCGAGGGGCTTCGAGATCAAACATGAGAATCCGACCGCCGAGCTTGAACTCTGCGGTAACTTCCGCGCCAGTGCCATCAGTGAAGCGAACCTTGGTTAGCTTCTCTTCGGCTAGTTGATCGACGACGAAGCTCGACTCCATGTAGCGTTTGTCTTTGATCTCCCAAACCGCGAAAGAATAGTCTTTCATGTCGTCGGGGTCTTTGACCACTGCGCCGAGATCAGGGCTGAGCACTTCGAGATAAACCGCGTCGGTGATCGACTTACCCTTGACCTTGCCTGATTCGTCACTAAGACCGCGAGGTATGAACGCTCTCATAACGCCATGATCGGTAGTCAGGGAATTGTAAAGAGCCTCTTTGAGAACCTGATTCACTTGGCGCGAGTTCCACCACTGCTTGACCTTATCAGTCGCTTCGATCAGGAGCTTCTTCTCTTCGTCGGTTGGTTGTTCGTCGTCTTTGAGCTTGCGCTTTAGCGCGACAGACCAAACAGGTTCACGCCCTAGCAGACCATCCGAACGCCGATTGACGACTTCTAGGATAGTGTTCTTACTGACGAAGTTTCGCTTGATCGTCTCGATGATCTGCGCGGCGTCGCGTGTCTTTTGAACCGGCATAGGTCCGACCCATGCCAAGCCGTTCTGCCAGTGATCTCCGTCGAGAAACTGCTTGTTCTCTTTCCAGCCCGGTCTCAGCGTCGACATGATCGCTTGCTGAGCCTCTTCGCGGTTGAGAGTGTCGAGTGATTTGTTGGGCAGTTTAAGCATAGACTTCTTCTGAGTGCGAGCCAGTTACTTCAAGCTCAGGATGATCAGGCGAACAGGCGATGATCAGCGACTCCGCAATATCGGGCGATGCTACGTTCCGCTTCTTCATCTTGAGTTTTGATTCTATCGTAATTTTGCCGTTGTCTCGCTCTTCGAACCTGATGGTCGAGAGTTGGCTGATCAGCTTATTGTCTTTCGGAATCGATAGCAGTTCGTCGAGTGGGTGCTCGACTCCCTCGGGATGACCTTGGAGAAAGAGAACGTGCTCGTAAGTCTTTCGCATGCGCTCGCGCAATATCCAGTGATCTTCGGCTTTGGCACTCATGAACATTTGATTCGAGCGTCGACCACTAGGCCACATTCGTTTCGATGGCTTGCCGCCCCACTTGACCATCTGCATCTTGAAAGTGACATCTTCGGCGGTTGCTGAGTCTTGAATCTCACCAGAGACGCCCTCGCCTACGCCAGTGTGGTCCCACTTGAACGAATGCACCTGATCTTCTCTCGCGTACCGGATAGCTCGACGCGCTGTCTTAACCGGTGAAAGCCCAGACCATCGCTTTATCTTGAGAGCGACCGGCATGGCGACAAGGGTATAAACGCTCTCCGCTCCATCGCTACCACTACCGCCGACGTCCAGACCTGCTTCTCGATAGTCGCCGGGGGTGAGACTGATCGTAACGCATGCCTGAACCCAGTGCGAGGGAAATACGACGTCATCGATTGAACCTGCGTAATCGATATCGATCTCTTGAGCGACCGTGAGCGGCGTGAATCGTTTCTTGGCATCTTCATACCAAGGATAAAACGGGACCATGCCGGCCGGGGCTGAGCATTCGCCATGACCTTCTGCAAAGACCGAGCCGTCTGGGTTGCGAAGTATCCAGCGATTCTTTCTCGGGTCTTGTTGCCAGTGAAAACGAAAGACCGGGAACTGATCAGACTTAACCTTGGTGTAAAAGAGGTTGCCAGAACCTTTCGGCGTTGATCCCCAGATGCGACAGTCGGTCGTCTGAGATAGTGCTTGCTCGACCTCTTCAGCTCGCTCGACGTGCGCGGCTTCGTCGATAAAGACGATTGAGGCGCGGTCTGATCTGCCGATGTTATGACCTCCCTCACCTGTGATAATGCCGTTTCTCTCAGGGTTGATGATTCTGAGCTTAGTGTTTAGATGCGCTCGCTTCGAGAACCCCTTCGGAAGCATCCAGACCGGCAGTGCTCGCAAGATCATCCGAATCTTCTCGAACAGGCTCTTATGGTTGCCGAGCGTGTCGACGTTGCGAATAAGGTTCGAGCCGAAGACGCAAGTAAAACCATCTTCGAACAGGAACTTCCAAGTTGCCCAAGCAACCGAGAGCCAAGAGAAGCCCATATCGCGGCTCTTCTCGACTATGCCATCTTCTTGGTTCTTGTATCGAAGGTTCAGCCAGTCGATATAGTCGACCTGAACCGGGAACAGCAAGAACGGTCGAAACTTACCTTCGCTAAGACGTGGGTCGAATGTCCAAGCCCAGGTTTCGATCCAGTACCGACAGTCTTTCGAGCACTTCTCATTCTCTTTCTCTTGCTCATTGGCGTCTAGCTGACAGCGTTCGTATACTGCGCGTCGATACTCAAGATTAGCCCTGATCTCTTCGGTAGGCCAAGAGGCTCGCAAGCACTCATTGATGATATCGATGGCTCGATCTGGCGAAAGGCTGATCAGGCGCTGTCGATGGCGCCGAACCTTCTTGACCATGGGGAGGCGCATGATCGACGACTTATCGAGAAGTCGCTGGAGCTTACTCCTCATCTTCGTCGACGTCCCCGGGTTCGAGCATGTTGAGCATCTGATCGATACCGAGAGCCTGAGCTTCTGCCATCGATCCGGAGTTAAACACTAGAACCGCTGAGCGAACCAAAGGTCCGATCGCTCGATCAATCGGCACGTTCTCGATATGCGCGGCTCTCTCTTCTTCGTTCATGCCCTCAGTTCCCTTGAACTTCGTTACGGCGGCCGATAATTTCGTCTTGGCTACCGCGAGCATGATTCGCGCTGTCTGTTGGGCATCTTTGGCGAACTCTTCGTTCCGAGACCGATAGTTATCGATCTTGCCTTTGTGAGAATTCTCTTGAGATTCAGCACTGAGCGTGGCTAGGTGTATATCCCACTTATTGCATCGCTGAACCCAGTTCCATTTGCGCGAGAGTTCATACGTGTAATTCTCGTTACCCTTCCCCCGCTTGGCTAGAAGTTTAGGAACAGTTCGATCTGGACCAAGGTCGCGATACGCGCAGAAGAGAATGTAATTTTCGTCTGACTCTTCTTCTAGTTGCTCCCAGAGCGGTTTCTCTTCTGTCATACCTTGGAGGTCCCTGCCTCAGACATCAGTTTATAGCACGTAACGAGGGGTTGATTGGGAGAGTTCAGAGTTCTTGCGGTTCTCTTTGTGTCGGGAACTCTCCCGGGAGGCTTAACGGCTTATTGTAGCTCAGGCTCTCGATAGAACTCTCTGGCGGCTTTCGGATCGATCAATGCGATGGCTTTTATCTGTCGTTCGCACTTCTTAAAGTCGACGATGGCTTGAGGGTAGTCGGCTCGACCGAATCTCACGCGATCGGCAGAACGTTTTAATTGCTCCCAGTGCTTTGTATCGAGATCACGCGCTCGCTCGACTTGAAAGCCTAGCCAGTCAGACCATACCGAGCGGATGATCTCTCTGGCAGGCGGTGAATCGTAAGCTGGAAACATGAGTTCAGCGTGAGAGCGGAAGTACGCATCGCGTCTCGCTGATAGAACTCGATCGGCAGGGAGTTTGGGTCGGGAGTTAAGACGAAGTAGCGGTCGGGTTGAGATAGATATACCTTGCATGTTCCTCGACGCCTATCATACGACAGTCGTCGACGTGCTCGATAGGCTCATATCTGTCTACTGGCGATCTTTTTCAGGTTCAAAGAAAAGAATTTTCAGAAAATATTCGAAAACACTTGGCATTCTCTTCTTGGTATGGTACATTGTATCCACGAGCAAAGAAAGACAGAACGAAAAGCAAAGCGAACAGAAACCCCTAAGCAAGTAGCTAAAGCACTGAAAAGTCACTAAGCGAAAGAAGCTCCTAGAAGGCCTGACGATTCACTTGGAAAGCTGATCTTTCTTCTCGTAGGAGAAAATCAAATGTCAAACTCAATCAACCTTTCTACACTCATTCTTTCAATCGCTTCGACTTCCGGCCAAACGACTCACGAACTCACGGTCAAGCTTCCAAAGGGAATCAAGATTCATGAGGTTCAGCAAGCTCTTCGAGAGATCGAAGGAAAGATCGTTCTCTCAGAAGGTGGAACGAAAGACGACTGGCAAGCAACCAAGTGGAGTCTCACAGACGAACTCTCTGGCTTAGGTGGCGAAGCCGCAGTAAATCGAGCAGTTGCTCTTGGATTCGTGAAAGCACCGGCGACCGCTAAGAAGTCGACTCCCAAGCCAAAGACGACGACCGATGGCGTCAAAGCTAAAGGTCCAGAAGGGAAAGCTCGAATTCGATCTGGCTCTGGTATCACTTTCGAAGGTGACACAATCGAAGCCGCAGTTCTCGACGCCGCGACTCACTTCTCGACTAAGAAGCCGATTGTAAAGTTCATTGTTCACGGCTACGGTAAGCGAGTCGAGTTTCTTCGCAAGAACGATACCGAGCGAACCTGGCGAATCATCAGCCAAACAGAAGGTTGGCCTTTGAACGTAACGCTCGCTGAGTCTGTGAAGCTCTCAGCGATCAAGGTTCCGACTCCAAAGGTCGAGAAAGCTCCTAAAGCTGAGAAGCCAGCGACAACGTCGAATACTCGACCGGCTAAGAAGAACGCTGTCAGACCGGCACCCAAGACGACTAGCACGAAGCGAACGAAGATCGATAAGAAAGCGATCTCAGAAGCCGCCGCAGGCAAGTAATTGTCACTCACTCGCTCTCGCTAGAACTCACTAGCGAGAGCTTTCTCAATGGTAGGTATTTCTCATGTCGCTAGTTCTCGAACAGAAACTCAAAAAAGCTCAAGCCGTTGCGAAAATTCTCTCCGGCATTCTCTCACTATCAGGCGAAAACGTCGACGTCGAAATGAGTTCAGACGGACAGATTCTCTTTTATGCTGATTCGAAAGCCGGTCTTAGCATCATCAAGCGAGTCTTGAAAAAGCACGTTCAGTCTCTGAATCTAGTTCGAACCGATTCGTGGGATTCAACCGAAGATGGTCCCAAATCCTACATGGTAGTGACTGAACCAAAATGAACGATCTCGCTTACATTCTCATCAACCAAGCCGCCGAGCTCGAACAGCGAGTTTCGGCACTACTCACAGAAGAACCCGATTTAACCCACGACGACGCGCACGATATCATCGAATGCCAGATGATCAAAGAGCTTCGAGCAAGGAGAGCATCATAATGGACGCCCAACGAATCTACATGGAAAACAGCTTCACAATCCCGGCCGGCTGGACTTGGTTCGAAATATCGGTCAAGGCATCGCGCAAGATTCGGATATTTCAAGTCGGAGAAACCGTCGTATTGCTTCGAGCGATGACCGGTTCGAACTCTTGGGATACGTGCGACTCTTGGCTCGAAGATGGCAAGCTCAAAAAGCCGGTCAGAGGCGGTCAAATGATCAGAGACGCGATAACCGCGCTTGCTGATCGAATCAATCGCGAGGGGCTAAATAAAGCACTCCAAGCCTATCGAGACGAAAAGTGTATCTGTGTCATGTGCGGAGCGAACCTTACCGACCCTGTGTCAAAGTTCAATGGCATCGGTCCAGAGTGTATGAATCGGGTCGAGTCGGTTGCTTTGCTCGCGAGGCTTCTCTCATGAGTCGCTACCGCCACGACGTTGATCAGGATATGGTCTCAGCGCATCTTGTGGCTACGCTGAGCAAGTACCCCTCGAGGCAGTTCTGGCGCGAGCTTCGAGAGTCTGGAGCAACTGATAACCAGATCGAAAGCCTGATCAGAAAGCACGTCCCGAACTTCGGCGGTCATATCGAGCCGAATACCTACGTGATCAAGGTATCTGGACCGTCTCTCAAGTTTGGGATAGGGAACAGCGCCGACTTTGATCGATGCTCGACGACCATCTTCGGCATCGATCTGGTGAGAAGAACTCGAACGGTATTCGGTATTCCGAAAGAAGCTCCTAGCCTGTTCGAGAAGGTCGACTGAGATTTTTTTTATTTATCGCACTAAAAACCTACTTTTCTTGATTTTTAGTGCGATAATAAAAAGTGCCAGACAGAGAGTGCAATCTCTTCTGGCATGGAAAGTCAAATGTCAAACTCTCACAATCAATCTACCTCGTCGGCTCTTAGAACTGTAAAAGTTCTCTTCAAGGATTCCCGCTACAACTACTCGACATCGGTCAACGGCTCAGTAAGCGAGCGAGAGACTTTCGAGTATTTCGTCGGAACGCAATTCAACCCTGATCACAAAGATGGCGAAGTTCTGCAGACCTGCATCGGTATTGAATTCGAAGATGGCTTTCGCGATCTCGAAGTAGCTCGCGACGTTCTGTATAGGCTTGGACTTCTCCCGCTTCAAGTCGGCATGAGAACCGGCTTAGGACATGGCGGCGGTAAGTATCGCTGTGATCGCGAGGATACTATTCTCAACAAATTCGCCGCTCAAGCACTCTCAGCAATCGGGGTTATGGGTTGCTGTTATGGTACGGATTCTCAGCCGCATCATCGTGGGCATGCTCTCAAAGACGATCAGATCATCGGTACGTATTCCGAGCGACCGAACCCTATCGGTTTGTACTGCGCTCAGTGCGGCGGCTCGACGGTCGGTCGACAGTGGCACAACCAAGACATCGGATTCGGTATCTGTCCGGCATGCGCTGAGAAGTCTGGTATCGAAGATCACTGTCGAAACTACGGAGTCAGAGGCGTTCACTTCGATGTAGTCGACCCCGACGACGCGATCTTCCAGACGCCAAAGCATATGATTCTCTTGGGCATCGTATGAATCGGGACGTTTTGAGAGCGGCAAAGAAGCAACTAGAAGCCGAGCTTGATTCGGCTTCGAACGCTCTTCGAAGTATCAAAGGCGTTGGAAGCGGTCTTATGGGCTTGACTCCGGATTCCGTGAAGCAATCCCAAGAATTTATCGACGCCAAGAACCAATATGACCGGGCATTCGCTCAGCTTCGAGCGTTCAACGGTCGGTATGGCAAGGAACTAAGAAAATGAGAAGAAGAACTAACTTCGTGAGACCCCGAACCGTGGAAGATATGCGCGAGCATGCTCGAAAGCTCTTCGAGAGAGCCGACGCGCTAGAAGATCGGGCATGGCGGCGAATGACTTCGGTCCCCTCACCGATGACGACGGGAAGCTCGAACTATCGAAAGAACTTCGGCAAGCAGAATGACCGAAACGTGAGTTCATACGAAAACGCCCACGCTCAAGCCGTTAAGCTTCGAGAGAGCGCGGCGAAGTGGGTCTCTCGCGCTGATCGCGATGATCCGGTAAAGATCGCAGAGAGAGCGAATAAAGCCGCAGTGAAAGCGATGGTGAACGCCTCGATCGATGACTTCTTACGCTCGACCTTGAAACCTGGGGACCTTTTCTACATCGGTGGTAATAGTCCCTTGAGCGTTAAGAAGGTGAACGCGAAGTCTGTCACGTCTGAGAGCGGTACCAACTGGAAATACTCAGAGATCGCTACTCACGCGACTACCGCCGAGTTTCTGCAAGCGTATAAGGCTTGGAAAGCTGATCAGGTGAAAGCATGAGCGAGCAAGCTAAGAAGGGAAGGGGTCGACCTACGGTCCCAGTTCCACTCGTTAAGAAGTCTTTCGCTCTCACGCCTACTCAAGCCGATGCGGTCAAACTGCGAGGCGCGAAGTGGCTCAGGGGCTTGATCGACGAAGGTATCAAAAAAGAAACCCGCTCAAAGTGAGCGGGTTTCGTATTCTGGAGAGTCTGTATTTTGGAAGGTCTGTATTCTGGAGAGTCTGTATTCTGGAGAGTCTGTATTCCGGGATCTCGCTACTCCCTGATCACCGTCTCGTATGTCAGGACTTCCACGGTCGGGTTCTCGATCACGTTGTAAGGCGTCGTTCCGTAGAGATCATTCCAGAGCCACCAAAAGCAATGGCGAAGATCGGTCTTAGAGTGCCCCATCATATCAGCGATTCGAGTCGCCTGTATTCCTAGGTTCATTGTCTCTAAATCCTTGCCGGTGAATCCCTCGCGATAGACCTCTTCTTCTGTCACGTCCCAGAGCTTTTGAAGCCTTATATCTGTGATCTTCAAGTAGGCGCGAGCGCAATAGACATCAGTCGCGTTCCCGGCCGGTCCCTTGTATCCGGCCGGAACGTTCGAGCCGTGAATCGTATGGACGTATGGCTCGCGAAAGTAGTAAATCGCTCCCTTCTTCCATGCGGATTCGTAGAGCCACTGAGCTACCTTATTCACCTTGATAGGAACGTTTTGCCCCGTATAGAAGAGCACTTGACCGGTTTGCACGTTCGATGCTTTCTTGATCGGCAACTGAGGCCACTTAGGGCAGTTTCGAGCAGGTCGACGAATCTGATCTTTCTTTCCCTTGATCGACCGCTCGACGACGTGGTGCAAAACAGAAAGCCCCTCAATGGCGCCGGCGATTCCCCAAAGCTCCTGTGAACTTGCATAGGCGATTCGATCAGCCATTCTTAACTTCCCTATCAGTTACTGGCATGATCGCGTTTGGCGCAGTTATGTCGTAGACCATGTATCCCCCATGATCAAAAACGGCTTGCGGAATGAAATGGTCTTTGCCGTTAGTAGGGTCTTTATAGGTTCCTGTTATCGGGTCGAATATGGAGAACCACATTTGTTCTCCTTTAACAAGTACGTCCTCAGCCATTCTTTTCCTCCAAAGCTAGGTCGACCTTCATCTTCCGACCGCTCATAACTTTCCACGAGTATTCGAAACCGCCATCTGGTCTGAACTCAATTCCACTCCCTTCGATTCGAAGTTCTCGAAGAGCTTCTTCGGCGGCGAACTTGAGACCGATCTTCTCATTCGACTTGACTCGAACTTTGAGCGTGATCAGGTAGTCGGCGTTCATATTTTCCTCCTGTGCATTTTCTCGAAAAGCTTCTCAGCCAGTTCTATAGCCGCGACTCCGTATTCCGCCGAGTAAGTCGTCTCGACGATATCGCGCCAGTCGTATGAACAGATCATCCCGTCTGATCTGAACTTGACGTGTATTTCACGGTCGGGAGCTACCATCATTTTGAGGATCGTCGCGACTACCTCATCTGAGAGCAAGTCTTCGACATAGATCGTCACTTCGCAAGGGTCGAGCACGTCGGCTCGCGAGAAGCTAACCGATTCGCCGTCGTCATAGTCCTCAGTCCAGCCATAAGCGAGAAAGAGTGCTCGAAGTCTCATTACTAGGTCATGGCGTCTCTGGCGTTCCGATACTTGCTCGCTACTCATGAGCCGCCACGATCTTGTTATCGTCGAGATCAAACTCGTGGAGAGAACTCACGTACATTTCGTACATTGCCTTTAGCGCGTTGCACTTGTCGCACTTGGAATTGTCGGTCCCAGCATGACAGTTGCTCAGTTCCAGCTTGCTAAAGTCGGTATGTTCAAGAACCCTGCCGATCGAGCGAGTAAGACCTTCGATCATGCTCTTCGAACGCACGTCTGCTACGTTCTCAGAGTCCATCGTCTTGAAGTCGACCGGATAGAGATTCGGGTCGGTGGTTCCGATACCGTCGATAAAGTTTCCGACCATCGTATTGATCAGTTCGTTACCTGGTAGCCGACTCGACAGAATGATAAGTCCAGCTTCGACGATGGCTTTCTCTTCGTCGCTCTCGAAGATCACGCCGTCGATCTCATTCTCTCTCAGGCTGTTGGTGAATAGGTTTAGAAGCTTCATAGTTTCGATTTCCTCATGTTTGGCAAAAGTGCTTTGTTGAATGATTTGAGCCAGCCTCTCAGGTCTGCATTTCCGAGCAAAGATTGAGCGGCTTGAAGGTCGATAGGTTGACCATCAGGCGAACCGTATTCGATCAGGTGAACGACTACGGAAGCCGCCACGATTTGGCCGGTGCTTGGCTTAGGGCAATACTTCGCCTCAAGTGCAAGTATCGCCATGGTTGGGACTTCACGCCGAGCCGCATTCCCGACTGGCCTTAGCCACGCGATGACCGAGTTCTTCGAGCATCCAAGGTAGTCCGCGATCTCTTGAAGCGATACCTTGTAATCGCCCATGATCTGTCTTAGTTTCTGTTCGTTCATATGTTCCTCGTTACCGATTTGTAAATTGCTTATATTCGGCTTCGTTTACGAATTCGAGCCGACCCGCATACTCTGGACTGATCCAGCGACAGACGCTCTCTTTCGAGCCCCAACAATCCCGAGGCGCGATCTGATCGAGAGTGATCACGATGTCTTTGAGTCGGTTCGTCGACGTATGGTCTGCGCGAGTGATCGCCCCTTTGAGATCGTTGATCAAGACATGCTGGAGAAAACCTCCAGGAGGGACTTTCTCAACGATGTACTTCTCTAAGCTGTCGCAAAGATGGAGCGGAATAGACGACTGAATCAATAGTTGTTTGATCGATTTCATTTGATGTTCCTCAACTTCAAAGTATACAATGTATCATACGTTTCTCAAGAAACCTGACCCGTCAGAAGTGAATCAGGGGAAGGTTTACGTTCTGAGCTTTCGCGGTCGACATCTGGATGCACTTCGGATCAAGGTCTATGCCGATGCAAGAGCGACCGAGTTCGAGCGCAACCTTCATAGTCGTTCCAGATCCGATGAACGGATCGAGCACTACTCCGCCGAGCGGACAGCCTGACAAGATGCACCGTCTCGCGAGTTCTTCGGGGAAGGTCGCATAGTGATCTTCTGAGGTTCCCTTCGTTGCGATATCCCAGACCGAGCGACATGACCGATAGTCGACTAGGCCACTGAGAGCCGCGCTCATGCTTTCGTTCTGTCTAGCTTGAGGCGGACGCTGAGCGACGTCGCGAGTAACGTGTATTCGGCTGTTGGGACCTCCCGACTTTCCTCGATGTCGAGAACCGTGTCGACCGGGTTCTAAATCCCAGCCTGTTACTTGCTTCTGCGCTTTCGGATTTATCCCCTCGCCACGACTGTGAGCGTTACCTGTCACCTTCTCTTTGATCGCGTCTTTGTCGAAGAGGTATTTCGCGGACTTTGAGAGCAAGAAGATGTACTCATGAGAGCGAGACGGTCGATCTCTCGCACTTTCAGGCATCGCGTTAGGCTTATTCCAAACGACGTCGAGCCTCAAGTACCATCCAGCATCGCTAAGAGCGAACGCGAGTCGCCAAGGTTGACCGATTAGCTCTTTGCGCTTGAACCCCTTGGCTTTGAGATACGATCGGCAGGCGTTGTTTCCGAGGTTGTGATTTGATGGCTTGCCGCCGCGCTCAGAGTAGCAATCTCCCATGTTCAGCCACATGACTCCGCGAGTCTTGAGCACCCTTCGACACTCTTCAAAGACCTTGACCATGTTCGCCGTATAGAGACCGATGGTCGGCTCAAGCCCATATTGACCTTTGAATCCGTAGTCTCTGATCTGCCAATACGGCGGCGACGTGATAATGCAGTCGACGCTCTTCGCCGGTAGCTCTTTGAGCTTTGCGAGAGTGTCACCTTCCATCAGTCGCCAGAACTGTTCGTTTACTTCTTCTGCCATTGTTCTTTCCAAGCTGGACCGGGCATCGTCGAGAGCTTATTGATGCACCCTCGAACGATGCAAACATCGTTATTCACGCAATCGCCGCAACACTCGCAATCTAAGCAAAGCTTCTTAGGGTCTCGATGATCCATGCCGAACCTTTGACCACAAAGAGGGCATGGAGGATATTCGGTCAGGTTCAAAATCTCACCAGATGGCAGAGCACTCCATGCGGTCCCTCAGCGGAAGCGATCAGGGTTTCGTCGGGGTTGATCTGATCGTTTGCTGTTACGACTCGATAGGCACAAACGAGAGGATCGTTCGAGAGACAATGAATCCCAAACGTCTGAGCACTCGTTATCCAGGTGAAAGTGACATTAGCCGGTCCTGAGACACTTCCGCCAGGGTAGAGATACATCGTGCGAACTGTATTCATTCTTGATCACCTGAGTACATCGAAAGAGGCTGATATTCGCTGGTGAACTCAGACATCGTGAACACTGAAAAGCTATCGCCACGACTTACCACCCAAAGGTTCTGATCATCGATCTCTTCGAGCCTCTTCTCGATCAGCGAGAGTTTGTATTCCCGAGCTATCGAAAGAACAGCTTGGCGAGCGACTAGGCTCGCATCGACGACGCTACCGATCTTTACGTATTTCAAGTTAATCTCCTAGCACCGACAGACAAAGAGCTTTCGCCACTTCTCGACAGACCGCGTTTCCGATCTGCTTGACCTTCTCTTCTAGGGTGCCGTTAAAAGTGAAGTCTGGAATAGAGAAAGCGCCGGCCAATTCGTGAGGCTTGAGCATCCTCAAAGTAATGTCGAGATTGAACGTTCCGTGAGGGGTAACGATCATCGGTAAAACTTGATCACCGTTCGGCATGATCAGATATGCCTCGACAATGCCCTGTGTCGCGCTAGAAGCCGTTACAGTACGTATTGGGTCGTCGATACTGCTCGAACGACGCTGAGCCGCCTGAGACTCGGTTTCTGTGGCATCTACACCGTGAGCGGTCTCGACGATAAACGCTTCTGCGACTTTAAACTGTCTTGAGTTCTCTCCGACCATCGTTCTAAACGGTTCGTCGAGCGAGTCGACTATGCCACGGTTGCGAATGTCATGAGGCAAGATAAACCCTTCCGACAAAGCTCCTGCGCCATGGCTAGTAACTGTCGGAATCGGTTCGTCGATTGAGTGACAGCGCGGCTCTTGCCCGGGTCTCTCTCCGAAGAACGGAATGATCGTTCCTTCGACGACTTTATTCTCTTCGCCACTATTTGCCCTGATCGTTCGCATCGGTTCGTCGACAGAATCGGCCGACGTAAGGTCGAAGACTTGGTGAGGCAGGATAAAGTCGACTTTGCATATCTCGGTCTGAGCGAGTGCTCTTCGATCATGAGTCAGAACGGTTCCGAGCGGATCGTTTGTCGACTTCGGCTTTCCGCTCCCTTCTGTTCCGCCAGCCCCGACGATTATCGATTCTGCCAGGCCAAAGCATTCGTTCTGAGTTTGAGTCGGCAAAGGTTCGTCGACCGGTACTGAGTTGCCCTTCGTGTACCTGATGATCTGAGGGACGCAAAGACCGATATGATTCCCGCCAGCCGTCACGGTCGGAACTGGCGAGTCGATACCTTGCGATTCCATATGGTTTCTCAAGATGATCAAGAACGGTTCGGCATTCGGGCCACCGTGCTTTTCGAATCCTGCGTAGATTCGATGCAGAGTCGTTTTGGCGAGGGGCTTCTTTCGACCGAAGATCGATTTACCCTTGATGGTCCAGTCGATGATCTCTCGCGCTGGAACCCAAGGTTTAAGCACTTGACCGAACATGCCTGAGTTCTTCTTGTCGATCAGCTTTCGGTCGCAGTGAGTGGGTTCTGGCCACCGGATAGGTTTGTTGTTGTTGCGAGCGATCACGTAACAGCGAATGCGGGTTTGAGGATCGCCATAATCCGCGGCGTTCAGAATCTTGTACTCGACCGAGAAGTTCAAAGACCGTATGGCTTCTAAGAACGCCATGAACGTCTGCCCTTTGAGTTTCTTGATCGGTCGACCGTGCTTGTCGAGCGGTCCCCAGCCGACGAACTCTCGAACGTTCTCTAAGACAAGGTTCTCGACGTATAGCTCTTGAAGCCACTTGAGAATGAGCCAAGCAGATGCGCGGGATTGATCGTTCTTAGGTCGACCGCCAGCCGCGTTCGAGTGGTGAGTGCATTCTGGAGAACCCCAAAGAAGATTGAGGTAGCCACTCGGTACGACGTCGCGAGGGTTGATCGCTTCGATGTTCGCGCAGTAGTGAGCGGCGGCGGGATGGTTGACCGTGTGGCTCGATATCGCTAGGTCCCAGTGGTTGACCGCAACAAGGTTCAAGCCAAGCTCTTTCTCTTTGCATGCGGCGTGAATGCCAGCCGACGAACCCCCGGCGCCGCAGAATAAATCTGCCGCGACAATCTCTTCAATACGTGAAAGTGTTTTCAATTTTTGTTCCTCAAACAGATAAGGCTTACCGAGCTTGCGACGTGCTTAGGCGAACCTTCTAAAACGAACGACCCAGACCCATGGATTCGAATCGTATGAGTCTTTGCCGTTGATCTCTTCCCAGAGCATCTTGAACCGCACAGTCGGCAAAGGACCGAGCGGGGGCTTTCTCACTATCCCCTGCTCTCTTAGCCGCATGCACTCTCGGTATTCGGCGGCGTAGTCGGGCATATTGCTCATAACCCAATCATGAGAGAGCGACATGATTCCTTCGTTCATGGCTTGACCTTCTGTCATCGAGTGGATTCTTTGAGGGTAGGTCTCAAGAACGACTAGGTTCTCTCGGCAAGCCACGCGGGGCATATGGATTGATGGCTTCCACGGTTTGCGAGCTTTGATCTGATCGCTATCATAGTCGGCTTGATAGGAGTATTCGAACTCAGCGACCTTTTTGAAGTTCTCTCGGCACCATAGCCGATCGTCTTTCACTCCATAAGGGCACTTGATCGATACTCCCGACTTTTCGCCCTTCTCAGGATTCGATTCGGACTTCTGCCAGAAGCACCAACCGAAGTCTTCGTCGAAGTGATCAAGCTCCCAGTCATCTGGGTTGGCGTTAATCTCAGCGAGACCACGAACGCGCCTTGTCTCGCTCTTCGTGTTTTTCCTGATGGCGTTCATCATCAAGCCAGTAAAGAGAATGCCGGTCTCTTTCAAAGCTCCCTCCCGGCCGGCAGTTGTCGAACTTTCAAATCGCTGTACCCATGCCAGTCGGTACCGTGGCTATCAAGAGTGACCGGCTTGAAGTCATTGAATCGATCAAGCGGGTTGGATCCAAATTGCTTCATCCAAAAGGCCACGTTCGAACCTTCGCATCGCTTCATGATCTTATGAGCATTTTGAGGATCGAACTCGCGAGCTTTGGGGCCACTCTCACCGCCGCATATGACCCAGTGAAAGAACCCGAGCTCGAACAGATCGTCATCAGCGCACCCGGTTAATTCGTCGGTCGACGGAGCATCGAAATTGATCCGACCGAGAAGCGGTTCGGCTGAGACGAAGCGAACCTTGGCCGGAACCTTAGCGGCATGCAGATACCGCTTCTCCCACATTTCCTGATTCTCAGCGGTGATACCTAACCAGCGATTGTCGGATTCCCAGAAAGCCGCGTCGGTCATCGTCATGACGTTGTGAGGTCTCTTCGTCAAGAGAAGCCAGTCGAGCCAAGGCGTTTGATTGATCATTTCGAAGAGGCTCGATCTCACTTGATCCATCGTGAGCATAGGCTCTCGCGACTCGATCTCTGGAAGTCCATCTTCGGCGGCGTACATTCCCCGTTCGTGAGAGAATCTGATGACGTGATCTTTGAACGGTCCGAAGCCGAACCGCATCGGTCCCTGCCAGTTCTCGAAGATATCAGCGAGTGAAGCGACAAAGACTCGACGTCGAATCTTGTCTCTGGCGGCTTGCTGATTCCATTGAATTGGAGCACTCCAGTATTGAGGGCTAGTGAGTGTCCGGCTTCCCCCTTCTTTCTCATGACCCCAGGTCGACTTCTTCCAACGCTCGACTTGGACTTTCGCGTAACAGTTATCGCATCCGGGCGATACTTCGTCGCATCCCATCCAGGGGTTGAAAGTGTGGTTTGCCCAGCTTATCTTTGTGTCTTTTCCCATTAGTTCCTCAGTTTTTGAATTGCGAGGTCGGCAAGCTCGCGAGTAAGGCCGACATTTCCGTCTGTCTGAATCAGTTCGTCGAGTTGAAGATCAAGATCGTCGAGCACTACGAAGGTGATAGGCGATGGCTTTTCGTCGAGTTGAGTCAAGTCTTTCAAGACTGAATAGACTTGCTCTCGACGAACTAGCTCTCCGTTCTCTTTGAGCCATTCGTAATCAAGCTCAGCGCCAGGTTCTGAAAGCCCGAGATAAATACAAGTGTCTTCGTCGGTAGCTGTGAAACCGATGACCGAGCTATACGCTGTCGCATATGGCATCCCGAACATGCAGAACATATATTCGAGACCGGTCGAGCGAAAGACCTCTTGGTGAAGCAGATACCTCCAGGCCGAAGTTACGATGATCTTCGCTTCTGGAACTGCCTCGAGTATTCGAGCAAGCTCCATGACGCACTCATGCTTCAACCGGCAATAGCTGTTTCCGTAGTGATGATGATCGTTGAGAACTCCATCGATGTCTAAGAAAATGATCTTCAATTCAGAAACCTCCCCACATTCGGACCTGGAAAGGATCAGGACCTTGGAAACCATAAGTGATAATCGGACCATCTTCTTTGATCACGCGATAGCCCATGTCGCCAGCCCACTTAGCCGACCCTTCTCCGCTCTCAGCGACGTTGATCTCTCGACCTTCGTAGGTGATAATCGTTCCGAGCACCTTTCCCCGACCAACAAAGTCGACGTGCAAGAAGTTCTTTCGCTCGACAGCTTCGCCAGTCTCGACGTAGCAAGCTCCTTGTCTCTTGAATCGACCGTCATCTTCGACTAGCTCTTGAACGTCTCGGTAAAGCATCGAGCAATGGCAAAAGGTACGGTCGGCGATAAACTGATAAATGTCGACGTCGGGTCGATCTTGCGACCGCCAGACTTCGACGAACTCGATGGCGATAATCTTCCCAGTGTGGTAAATGTCGTTGTAGGAATAGACCTTACCAGCGACAAGATCAGCCGGATTCATTGAGTTGCCTCGATGAGCTTCGCCGTCTTTGCGATGTCCCTCAAGAGTTCAGAAACCATCTGCTTACTGCTAAAGAGTGACCCTTCGGTATTGGCTTTTGATCTGATGGCGCTGATCTCGGACTTCAAAGATTGCAGTCGGGTTTGAATCTCACCGAGAGTTATCGCATCCGGAGTGACCTGAACTCGCTTGACGCTCTCATGCCGCCAGAACTCATGAATCAGGTCGATGTTCCTATCGTGCTTGGCTCGACACTCTTCAATCGTTCCGAAGGCTGATCCAACAGCGTCGAGCATGCTGTAACTGGCAAAGTTACCGCCGAGACCGATCTTGATAAAGTCGAGCTTTGCGATTCCGTGCTTTGGAATGTTCCAGCATCGTTCTCTCAAGGCATGATCGCTTACGGTCGGCGTGTACTCAAAGTCGTACATCTTGCCGATTTCGATACAAAGCTCAAGCCTGTTTGGAATGTAGGTCCAAGTCGTTAGATTGGTTTGGCCGGGTTTGTAATCGATCAAGCGGTCGGGAGTGCAGTAAGGCGGAACCGTCTCATTACCGTCAAGCTCTTGAATCTCGAACTCGACATCGTTTCGAGTCTCTTCTTCGCCGTAGACAGAAACCAAATCCTGAATGAACTTCTTCCAAGCGAACTCATGATCGAGACTCTTGAATCGATCCTCTTCGTTGACCTCATCCCATTCGTATGCTTCGGTCTTTTTCGCTTGATACTCTTCGACTGTAACCGTAGGCGGTCCTTCGACGGCTGAGTTGCGGTAGCCGATCAGCGGACGCCTAGAAGATACTGCGACAATGGTTTCGGGCTTGATCGAGAGTGAGACGCTTTTTTCGTCGTATCCGACCGAAACATTGAACTTGCCATTGATCTCGTAATAGCCGACCCCTGGACTTCGCCAAACGAAGATAGACCCGAGCTTATAGATCAGTTCTTTCTTAGCTGAGTTTTGCTTCATGCGAACACTCTCCCGCATGCGGCTTCGTTCAGTAACTCTTGGATATCGTTGTTTCCGATCCGATGCTCGATGACGACTTTCTGAAAAGCCTCTTCACCGTAGGCGAGCGAATAGCCGTTGTTTGCTCGATTGTGGTTCTCAGCTTTCATAGCCTCGATATCAGCGAGAGCGCAAGCCGTTCTCGCGCTGATGATTGAAGCCGCGCACTTGACAGCCGCGTCGATTGTTTCTTGGTTCATATGTTCCTCAGTTGTTATGGATTGAAGCGTCTTTCGACTCTTGAGCTTTCTCTTTGACTTCACCCTCGTAAGTAGCCAAAGCGTGAGCGCAGAAGCTCGTTAGAAAAGCGTTCACGTTGACTCGGTGCCTATGACAGAACTTTCCGACAGCAAGCCCTAGTGCTTTGTGTGGCTCTTCAATATCCATGATCAGCCGCATATCGTTACCGTCTGCTTCTGCTTTGAAAACGAGAACCCAGTAGCTCAATTTGGCTTGATCGCAAGCTTTCTTGAGAGCGTCGATCTCGCGACGAACTGCTTCGGGATTTCCTTTGTATTTACCCATCTATTACTCTTAGCCGATCAACCTTAACGCCTCGGCAAGCGACAGTATTTGTTCTCTCGAACTTGGGGAGACTCGATAGAATTCGGTCCCAGCCCTGCTTAGAAAATGGATGCGGCTCGCCACCGAGAAACATCTTTCCAGCGGTGTAAGCGTCGATCTCTTCTTCTGTGAGCGTCGTGCAAAAGCCACATGGCGCCGCGTTACCTAAGCGAGCGCACTGGCAACCGAAGCCGATCTCACAGAGTTCGCCCATTCGCTCTGGAGTTACGTAAAAGTATTCCATCAAGAACCCGAACCCTTGGATTGGCCTCTTGCTTCTGCTTGAGTAATCAGTTCTCGAATGCTTGAAGCGATCTCAGCTTTTACCTCTGATGACAAAGAAGCTCCATCTTCGTCGTACTCGATAAAGCTGATGATATCGAAGTCGTCGACTAGCTCAATAAGCGGATCGTATTCAATCTCGAAAAGCTCGAAAGCACAATCAACGATGATCGGCTTACTCATGTATCCCCAACCTGGAACTACAAAATGTTCGCCACGCTTTTCAACGCCAAACACTCGACCCTTTCGGACCACGTTTTTCTCATGACCTGGAATAGATGGATCGCCGTAAAACAAATCTTCGAGCAACCTTATCCTTTGCTCTTTGCGGGGAGTGTAGTCATCAAGATTGAGTTGCATAGTTTTCCTCCGGAAGCCAAACACCGAACGATCTCTCAGCCGCATCGCGAGGGCTATACATCTTCGAAACCGCTCGACCATTCTCATTGAACCAACGAAAATAGACCAGTCCCGATTGCCATCCTGCCGGGTCGACGTGCTCAAGAAGAAAGTAGCGATCTCCCGCGTACCACCGGGTAGCGACGACGCGCTTACCTTGTCGGTAGAAAGCGTAAAGAACGAAAGCTCGAAGAGGCTGATAAGCGAGGAAGGGCTTATAGCCGGTCAAATTGTTGAGAATGATCTTGGCTTTGTTCACAAGAACCACCCGTACTTGATCATCCCAAGAATGAAAATGGCGACTCCGAAGATCGCCAAAGCTGTCACTACGTCGAGGCGGTTGATTCTCATGCTGGAATCGCCCCTTCGCCGAAGCAATTCACAGATGGACCGACCTTCTTAAACCAAGCGATCTCTTCCTGGGTTGCTCTCTCGATGCTTCCGCAACATTGGCATTCCCAGATCGGTCCTTGAATGTGGCTTAGATGGTTGACAAGAAAGGCCCCACGTCCGCAAGATTCGCCATTCTCTTTTCTACATGAGACAGACGGTCGATCTTGAAAGAATCTGTGAGACCAATTTCGCTTGAAGCTTATACTCATTTCGTTGTTCCTCTTACACAATGTACCATGCTTGGGAGAACAACGCAAGTTATATTTTCAGAATTTATTTATCGTCGATTCTGAACTCTTGCCGCTCGCCAGGTTTCCAGCCCTTCGAGAAGCTACCGTGAGAACCGCCGACACGCTCTGGATGACCCATCGTGTCATACAGTCGCTCGATCTCTTCTTCGTCCATTCCGCATCGAACCTTCAAGTCCTCTTCTGTGATTTCGTGATTGTCCATCAGGTCTTTCACAATCGCCGCCATTGGCCGGATTGCGTGAACGCCTCGAGCCCGGTTATGTCTGATGGTCGAGAGCATCTGAGAAGCCCGGTCTTTCGCGTCTGGCAAGACGACGCAGGGCACGAATTCACCAAAGAGAGCTTGTATCTCTGGACGGGTCGAGATATTGAACCGGTGGAAGCCGTCGACGATTTCGCCTGTCGTTCGAATGACGATCGGCTGTGTCCAAAGGTCCTCGAAGATCGACTGAGTAAGCAGGTTGCTCTCGGTCGGCGCTTGATGGTTTGGGTTGTAATCGTTGGCGAAGAGTTGCGAGCGGTCGAGCCATACGACGCGAGAGATAGGGGCATTCTCAATCGATTCCTTGATGTTTGCCGGTACGGTTTCGAGATTTACTTCAATCATGTTCCTCGGTTTACTCCCTTTGGAAGTTGCTTGCGACCTTTGAAGTCGCCACGTTGAGCGATCTGGCAAAGAAACTTCCACGAAAGACCGCTGATAGGGTCGGGTTCTTCCATCGGAACCGCTCGACCTTTGGTTCTCTTAGTGTGAAGAGCTACCTCTTGCGTAAAGCGTTCCGCGATGATCGCTTGACCTTCTTTGCCCCAGCGCGAATAGTACATCATCGCCATGTCTTTCCAGTCCATACCAGGCAGACAGCCACGTCGACCGAACCCGAAAGCCTCAGTCTTTGAGTAGCGAGCACCGGCTCTCGCTCCCTCGACCCTGAGAGACATCTTGTCCCAAAGATCAGGGTAAGACTTCTGCCACATCCAAAGCAACTGCATCGGCTCTTCGCCAAACGGAGGCGCGACTCGCTGAGCTTGAATAGGAATGCCTAGCTGATTATAGAGATCGTATGTTCGGTTGTAGTCCCATCCGAATTCATGAGGCGCGAGCCATACGTCTTGAGAAGTCCAGTCGTAAATCGGCTTGATCTTGATCCAGTGATCGGCTTCGTCATAGGTGATATAGTTGTCTTCGGCTTTCTTGGTAACGCTTCGAAGTCGAGTGATACTCTCGTCTGCTCGAATGCCAAAGAGAACCCCTGTCTTGCGGCCGTTTGGGATATAGAACAGATGATTGCTTTCGGGGATCGTGTGTCCATTTAATCCGGCAAGCTCTGTGATTGCTTCGTCTGGAAGCTCTCTTACCCAGAGATCGCGCTTTGCGGGGTCCCAGGGATACCAGAACGGAACCTTACGCGAACAGCCGTTTCGATGCTTGACCGGCAGGCAGAGCCATTTGAAGTCGACGTCGGGAAGCTCGCTTACTCTTCGAACGTAGTCGACCGTATCTGGGCTTATGCACTCTTCGTCAAAAAAGACAACTTCGAGCGGAAGCTTCCCTCGCTTTCGAGCCTCTTCGAGAGCAAGGTTCAGAACGACGGTCGAGTCTTTGCCGCCTGAGAACATGACGCTGATGTCATCGCAGATATCGAACGCATGCGAGATACGTTCCTGCGCCATTTCGAGACAGTTCTTCTCGACATACTGTTTTGAGTAACAGACCGCTAATTTCGTTTCCGCTTGAGGCATGATCTGATTATGTGCGGAATTTACGGTTACAAGGGAACCGAACTCGAACTCGACCTTCTCTCGATCTTTGGCAAAGAAGCTTCAAGACGTGGGCCAGATACAAACGGTATCGCTTACATAGGCCACGGCAAAGATCAAAAGATCATGACCCATAAGTCGAGACGCTTGACGGTCGACGACTTGCTTTTGCATGTCGGCGAGCCTGCCGCGGTGATAGGCCACGCTCGACTTGCCACCATGGGAGATCACGAAAACATCGACGAAGCGCATCCTATTTGGGGTAACGGCTACGCCCTAGTTCACAACGGAACGATTCCAAACTTCCGGGATCTCGTTAGTCCAGAATTCGAAGGAACCGACTCTCAAGCTCTCGCGATGTTTATCAGCCACGAACCGACCGTCGAGCGATGCGTCGAAGCTTTGCAGATGGTTGACCGCGATGCGCCGATCGCCTGCGCGATTCTGCTTCGAGATCACTTGATCATCGCACGTCGAGAGCTACCTCTCTGGTTCCTAGCGATGGAGAACGGCTTCTACTTCGGTTCGTATCGAGTGAACGACATTTGCACCCAGTTCGAAGCGGGGATTCGAATCGCTTCTCTGAGCGAGTGGGCTATGAGCTTTCGACCGTTGCCAGAAAAGACTCAGCCGAAGCGAGCTTGGTAGCCGCATATCTGACGACGCTTGGATCGATTGAATAGACCTGCTTCCAGCCGTTCTCAATCGATCCGGTGTACTGCCTTGCCGCCCATGATCCAGTGCCCACAATGAACCCGTTAGGCCAAGCATAGATCGGCGGAACCGGCATGCTGAAATAGTGGTTCACTGCGATGACTTCTTCGTGCGTCCAGTCCCAGATTGGACTTATCCGGAGTATTCCGTTCTTGTAGTAAGAGAACTCTCCAGGCTTGCCGATATAGTTTCCATCAGCGCGACGTCGACCTAAGAAAATCTTCGACAGCTTCTCTTGTTTGAAGTATTGATCTTGGGCTTTGTGCTGAACCGCTGAGAACCATTTAGCCGCGGTCTGAGCATCTTGCGGGAACAGCATATGCAGGTTCGAGCGAAGCCAGTCTAAGTCTTGGCCGGTATTGATGACGGTCAATCCTTCCGGCATATTGTTTGTGACCCACTCAAGGAAAGCTGGATACTCCAGACGGGTAATAGCGAGAACGCATCGCTTGATTCCGGCTTGCTGACAGACGACTTGAAGAGCGATTGAGTCTTTGCCACCTGACCAAGCATAAGCCGCATCGTCAAGCTGAGTGAGTTTGATTCGCTCGACCGCTTGCTCGACCTTGCGAAAAGCATGAACGCGGCTAACATACTTTTCGATGTTAGCCGCGACTTCGACGAAGTGCTCGTTACTTGATGTCTGCTTTCGACCGAGACTCATCTAGTTCGAATCGAGTCGATCTGAGAAGCAGGAACGTCATTGATCATCGTTCTATTCGACATAGGATGATCTTCGTCGGTTGGACCTGATTCGGTCTCAGGGTGCCACGCTAGAACGTCGAGAGCTTTCTCTTCTGTGTGGAATGAGTGAAGCAGACCTGTCGGGATATACCAGCCCATTCCCTCTTCAAGCTCATGACGGTCCCAGCCAACAACCGACTTAGGGTTGATCGCTCGATCTTCGACGTCTGCGAACGGAAGCGGAACCATCGCGTTGAGATCGAAACCATCAGTAGGAGTCAAGCAGACGCCGGCGCCCTTGAAGATCACTCCAATGCGGCTCGAAGGATGATCATGGAACGTCTGGTCAATTCCGGCCGGAATATGCAGATGGTTCAAGCATGGATCGCCCTTCTTCTCATTCGGGATGATCAGAGAATCAGTGCATCCGTTCACGTACTTGAGTCGACCTGTCTCTTCAAGCGGTCCCGCGATTGTGGGATAGCCTTTGAAGTGCATTCTCTCAACGATCATAGCGGTTCCGCCAGAAGCATTGAGGACCATGGGTCCAGCCATTCTAAAGACCATTCCCGCTCGAAGGATGGACTCGTTTTGAGAAGCGACGTCGATCAGCCTAGCTCGACCATCAGTAATCATTCCGTAGTACGTCGACTCCGGATGCCCTTCGAAGACGTGCTGGCAAATATGAACCTTGGTAGGATACTGATCATCAGAAAGATCAATAACGGGTCCGGTTCCTTTGAGGTCGAAAGTCTTAAACAACGCGCTTATGATTGCACCGCCATATCTAAACCGAGAAGCTTCATGAGAGCTTCGAACTGCGAATTGAGAGCGTACTGAGTCTTGGCATCGTTCACCTTCTTGATGATCGCGTCACGATCAGCAGACGTGCAAGAAAAGCCCAGCCTGACAAAGTTCGTCACCGTCCCAGGTTTGGCCGGGTTCGGTGGGGGCGTTGTCAAGCTCAAGCTATCGCCCAAGAAGCTCAGGTCATTGATCTCGTTAGCCTTGGCTTGCTCGATAAAAGTGTCGAGTTCGCTCTCGCCAATTCCGAGGCCACTGAGGTCGACGTTCTCAGCATGGAGTTCGTCGACTTGGCTGAGTAAGAGCTTGTAATCGTAGGTGCCTGAGTCACCGATGATGTTATCTGCCACGTTGATTGCTTTCGCCGTCTTATCGTCTACGTTGATTATGTAGCAGGGCAATTCTCGCAAGCCGCACTCAATCGCCGCTTGAACCGAGTGATTTCCAACAAGGATATGGTTCGTGCTCTCTTGGATGATGACGGTCTTATAAAAGCCGTTTGTCTTGATAGAAGCGACGATCTTTGCGACGTCGCCTTTTCGAGCATTACCCGGGAAAGGGACCATACGCTCGACCGGATAAGTCGCTTCGAAAAATCCCTCCCGTAAAAATCCCTGAATATCGGGAATTAGTTCTTCGCTCATTACTTCGTGATCTCCGCAGTGAACGCGAACTTCACGTCGACGCCACGTCCAGAGACCGGAACTGTCCACTCGACAACCTTTTTACCGCTCGCCGGCAGTCCTCCCAGAATCGAGCTTACGTCGAACTCTTGTCTAGCGAGCACCATATCACCAAAGGCGATGACGTTCACCGACAGAATCAGCGACTCGCCGTCGAAGCCTGGTTTCTCGAAGGCGATCTGAACATCGATCTCGCCAAGATCCAGGGTGTAAATCGAAACGAAGATCGGAGCACCGTTCGGGTCTCGCAAGATCGGTAGAACGATCTGTCGAGATTCAGCGATTCTCTTTGGAGGGGATTCGCGATACTCCCATACGAGTTTCCATCTTCGAATGACGGGCACTTTGTTTCGAAACTTGATCGAGCCATCTGCTTTAGCTGTTAGTTTTAGGTCCATAACTGTTCCTCCGTATCACTTGAGATTCTACATCAGACCTTCGTATCTTCTGCATTTTCTCGAATTGAACACCCGTGCATGTTACAATGTATCAAGGTAGTCGAGCCTTTTCAATCAACCGTTTGTCATCTGGCAAGGTTCTGAATAGTGCGAGCTACTTGAGGAACAACCATGACAGAAGCAATCAACGTGCTCAAAAGAGCCACTATCTCATTCGTCGGCGAAGACTGTATTCTCAAGCTCTCCAAAGACGACGACGGCATGCCGAGAGACCTATACAATCAGGTCGACAAGGTTCTCAAGACCTGGAAAGGCAGGTGGAAGAAAGGAACCGGTCATATCTTCCCGTTCGATATCACAGACACTCTCGCGAACTATATTGAGTCTGATGGCAAGAAGAACGACATCAAAGAAGATCAGTGGTTCTACACGCCGACAAATATCGCTGATTACCTTTGCGAGCTTGCTGAGTTCGACAGTTCAGTCGCGAACGTCCTCGAGCCGAGCGCAGGGCTAGGTCATATCGCTGATCGAATCGAGCACTATCGCAAGTCTCACGATCTCGACTTTGGGATTACCTGTATCGAGAAGAACGAAGGATTCGTAAAAAAGCTCGACGCCAAAGGATTCAACGTTCCCCACGACGACTTTATGCAGTTCAAGTTCGGCGGTTGGGATCGAATCATAATGAACCCGCCCTTCGCCAAGGGTGCTGAGGTCGATCACTTCTTGCATGCTTGCGAGCTTGTCGCGGTCGGCGGAATCGTCGTATCGGTTCTCTCGAATGCTTGCACTTTCAGAACAGACGGCAAGTACAAAGAACTTCGAAAGTTCTTGCAAGCTAACAAACACGTAATGCAGATGAACCAGGCCGGCGCTTTCAAAGAGGCGGGAACCGGCGTTCAGACCTGCATCATCAAGATCACCAAGCCGCTGGCAGGGTTCAAGGTCTAATGAGCGATCAACCGTCTTGCTTAACGGTAGCTCATGACTCTGGCGGTCCTACTGCCCACTTTGAGTATCTAGCTTATTGCGATGGCTCTTGCGATCAGACGATCTCAAAGGTTATGGGAGTTGGCGCCATCGTGATCAATGTTCAGTCGCTCGAACGAATCGAGAGAATGCTACCGATTGCAAAGGTCGGTACAAACAATCTTGCCGAGCTATACGCGATCAAGGCATCGCTCGCGACGGTTCCCAAAGACTACCGGCCAAAGACGTCGATCATCATCCATACCGATAGCGAGTATGCGATCGGCGTCTTATCCGGAGTGAAGCGAGCTAAGGACAATTTAGCGGCGGTCGCGATGGTCCAGCGCATGATTCTTCAATTTCGCATGGTCACGTTCATGAAGGTGAAAGGTCACTCAGGCCACAAAGGAAATCACCGAGCGGACATTCTGGCCGGGAATGCGATGCGAAGCGCGAAGACTCTTTTACACTCAAAACAAGATCAAAACGCGATCTTGAGCTAGACTTTACAAAAGCGAGCGAAAGACTCGCAAAACGAAAATCTCTCTCCTCCTAGCGAATCTGTTTACGTTCGCTAGGGGCTTTTTTTTGATCCATCGCGACTATACTGCAATCATGTCTGTGGTCATTCTCTTCGGAAAGCATGCTGAGGATTACAAGAATCTGCCAAGTTTGATGAGGGCTGTCGAAGCTCTTGTCGGTTCCTTCGCTGATCAAGATGCAAGTCGAGATCGGCGGATTCTGGAACAGCTTCAAGCGATTCTGTCTTCCACGAAGAGTTTTGAGGACAGACTAAACTCTCTGGAGAAAATAATGGCAGAACAAGTACAACGTATCGCCGCTCTCGCCGCCGCTCTTATCGGCGTCAAAGACATTCTTGTGAAGATTCAAGGTGAGTTCAATGGGGTTGAGATCGCTCAGCTTCGTCGAGACCTTGCCGCCGCGAAGGACGAAGGACTTCGATTGGCTCAGTTGCAATCGACGACTCAAGCAGAACGGGACGCTTACGCGGCTCAGCTTGACGCGATCTCAACTTCTCTTGGCACCGTTGAAGCCGCTCTTACTGCGGTTGAGACTGAGACCAAGAAGATCGACGACATCAATCCAGATGCACCCGTCGAGCCACCCGTCGAGCCTCCGGTAGAACCGCCAGTCGAGCCTCCGGTCGAGCCTCCGGTCGAGCCACCGGTAGAACCACCGGTCGAGCCACCGGTCGAGCCACCGGTAGAACCAGTCAATCCGAACGGTCAGGGCTAAGAACTAGCTCGTAGGCGAAAGCGGTCTCTTGTAATGAGAGACCGCTTTTTATTTTCTGCATTTATAACCCCCTAACGTGATACAATGTGTACGTTATGGCAAGCTCAGTATCGAAAACAATTTCGCTCAATCTGTCACCTGACTACGCTTCCAACTGGGGAGCTTGGGAAGTTGCCCGTGAATTCATTTGCAACGCAATCGACGCCGATCCAGACGGTATGAAGATCGAGCATGAGGGAGTGAACCTTCTTCGTATCTCGACCGAGACCGTTCCGGAGATCGCAGACATCTTTATCATCGGCAAAGGTTCGAAGGGTATCGGCTCTGAGAAGATCGGTCAATTTGGCGAGGGCATGAAGATGGCGGCCCTAGTCTGCACCCGCATGAAGAACGCAACCTGCATGATGCGAATCCCTGGAAAAGAGATCACCTTCCGCTTTGAGAAGGTCATGGGAACCAAGGTTCTGCATGCCCAAGTCACTCCATGCAAAAAGCACAAAGAGGGCTATCTAGTCGAAGTTCGCATGCCTGGAATCGTGAAAGCATACGAAGGAAAGATTCTCGACTCTCGCGAGCATGGAATCGTCGGACCTGCCAAAGAAGAGTTCATGAAGATTTACTCGAAGGGAATCTATCTCTGCCAGGTCGACAATAAGTCGCTTTGGGATTGGAACCTGAACGATATCTCAATGAACCGAGATAGAGCGATGGTTAGCAACTTCGATATCCGGCTCAAGATCAGCAACTTCTTCGACGCCAAGATGACTGGCGAACTCGCGAAGGAAATGATCACTCATGAGCAATCTTATGAGTCGGAAACGATCAGCGGTTTGATTCACGCCGCCGAAGCTCGACAAAGACTCGCAGATGCGTTTGTCGAAGTTCATGGCGAAGAGGCTTGCATCGCGGCCGACAAGGACGTCACAAACGAGAGAGCCCAGTCTAAGGGCAAGATTCCAGTCAAGGTCAATGAAAACCTAAAAACTTGCTTGATCGGCGGAGGTATCAAGACTGCAGGGCACTTCTTGACCGCGATTGATGATCTGGAGTCGGTCGAGATCGAACCCTATCAGTCACAGATCGATTTGCTTCGAAGCTTCGACTCGATCTTGCAACCGCCAAACTTCCAGATCTCGATCTTTCAGAATCGAGAAGAGGCATCGAAAGGAATCTCTCAGATCAATGATCGTCGCATGTGGCTTAACGAGAGCTTATTCGCCGCTGGAAACACGCTTGAGCTTCTGAGAACGTACTTTCACGAACTCGCACACTTTACAAGTGAGGCTGGCGATGCGACCGTTCTATTCGAGCATGCTCAGGATGCTATCAGTGGCAAACTAGGCATGAGGATTTTGGAGAACCCCTGATGGATATGCTACGCGCTGAAAGAGGCGAAGCCCAAGACATTCACGGCATTCAAATGTCAAGTCCGACCGCTGAGAATTGGCAAGTCATTCTAGGCAAGAAAGCGGTTCTGCTTGCTAGGCTTGCCAAGTCGAAAGCTAACGAGTATGAGATCGGTTGCGATTTCGACTTTCAGGTTCATGGCAACGACGGCATGGTCTCTTACTACGGAGAGCTTGTCGTCGTCGCTTACGTTGGTTGCGAATGCTGTCGACTGATGGTTGTCGAGCTTGATCTCAGTCGCACTCTAACGGTTCACTAAGATGGAACGCCGCATCATCGCATCGTGTGATCCGCTCGCTGATCTCAAGTGGCTGAAAAAGCTTGCTCTCGATCATCGCGAACTTGAGAAAGCCGCCATGCAAATGGCAGGATCGAGCGAGTACACGTTCAGTCAATGCCTCGAATTCTTGAGAGCGGGATTTATGCTAGTAGAACCAAAGATCACAGGCGCGGATATTAGAAGCCTGGGATCGATACCGGTCATTTCTGAGACGGTCGAGCCTCGCGACCGAGCTAGTCGACGCAAGGCTGAGAGAGCCGCCAAGAAACTCAAGCACTAGGGAGAGCGCGGTCATTGATCGCGTTCTCTACTTCCGGTGGAACGCTACTGCCTTGAAACTCTTCGCCGGTCTGAGGGTCGAATCGTGCTTCGTTCTGAGCGAGGATATCTCGAAGCCCCTGTTCGTTTAGCTCTTGGAAGTCGAGCGGGTTGATATCAAGAATCTCTTGGAACGATTTGTCCTCAAGATCAGCCGGTTTGAGAATGTAGGCGAACCCCGCGGCTAATGCTGGGTTGAGCGCCACGCAACTTACCACTATCCAAGCAAACACGTTCATGTTCCCCGCGTCATTGAACTTTTCGTAGACAGCGTTCGCCGCGAAGATGTTAGCCGTGAAGGGGACTAGCATCGCGAAAGCGAGCTTGGCCCAGAAGTAAGAGACCTTTGTTTCCGGCATAGTTAAGCGAGTTTATCACGAAGAAGCCGAACCTCTTCATGTAGCGCGTCATATCGTCTCTCACAATCCTGATGCTCGTTTCTGATCTCTCGAACGTCGCTGAGTAGCTGGCGGTTCTCTTTTCGCTGTCTCTCAAGCTCTGAGTTCTGTTCTGTGAGAAGCTGAACCATACGTCCGTTGACGTCATCGAAAGCCTTGCTTTGCTCAGCGGTTCGATTTCGCCATCGATCCACCCCGTACTCTCCAATTTTGAGAAGAGATACCACGATGGCGACGATTAGAGCGGTGCTTCCAACGTTTTCCATGATCGATGCTTATCGTTGCGGCCTGACAATGTAAACGATAAAGTTCTGGATTATGAGCGCAAGAAAGATCGGGAATGATAGGTATGGACGTGGTTGCATGAATACTGCGTAACAAAACACCGCCCAGTAAGCCATGCTGAAAGCTGTCAAGAGCGATCTCAGTCGCCTACCTTTGCCTTTGAACGACAAGAACATGCGGCTAAGGCCAAGAGAAAAGAAGATCGACCCGGCTACCCACTCAGGAATCTCAAAGACGATCGGCAGTTGATTGGGAACGTAGCTGAAAACATCGGGCTTCATGAACAGCCAAATGCCGAGTAAGAAGTCCGGAAGAGCGATCAAGGCTTCGATTAGTCGCTGATTTCGTTCTTGCGTCTGAACTCTGGCTTCCAGAAGCGTTTGCTCGATGCTCATGCTAAGTCTTGACGAAGTACGCAGTAGATTGACTTCTTGGATAGGAAAAATTGAAGATTCCGTTCCTTGAATCCTTTTCCACCAACCGAACAATCGACGCCCCATATTCCCTTTCCGTGCTTGCCAGTTCCGCCGTAGATTGCAATATGCCCTTGTCGAAGTCGACCTCTCGCGTCCCGGTAATCCCCATAGACGACATAGCACCCGGGCACCGGCTTACTGATCTTAACGAAAGTCGACTTTGGATTTCCGCTAGTGGCGTCTCGATAGATGTTCGTGGTCTCTATCCAGAACGGTCTCGACTTCTTAGGTCGACGTTGAAGGAATGAAGCCCAAGCGATACCGCCCGAGCAATCGCATCCGAAGGTTCTCTTTCCGCTGAGAGTGACATCTGGCGTAGCGCCGGCCGGGTTCGTTCCGCCATGACCAAGCTTGTAAGAAATATCCTTACCGATTGCGCTTGACATGCGATTGAGTCGCCAACTGCAATCTTTGATCTTGAGTGCCATGCTTGGATTCTACACGGGATGCGAAGCCAAGCATGAGCGAAGCCAGGATCAATGTCAGTATGTAGAACCTGACATTGACCTTCGGTTTAGGCTGGAGTAGATTGAGCATCTGTTGTGCTCTGGAACTTAGAGAGCAACATGCCGAATCTCTTTTCGACAGGCTTCTCATCACTTTGTCCATTGTCGTCGTCATCGCTCGAATTCGGCTGTGCTAGTGTAGCCGGAATTTCCTTGACGATTAGTTTAGGAGTTTCGCCGAGGGGCAGTGCGTCGGCGCAAATACCTACAAGTTCAGGCGGCGAACTCAGAACAGATCGACCGTACAAAGCTAAAGTCGACCCGGTATCTATTCCTCGAGCCCGGTTCTGTGTCTCACAGATTCCAGCTACTGAGTCAATCGATTGACCTTCACTCACTGCGGCTTTGTAAATCTTAATGAACTCGACCCGACGAAACGGTCGGTTCTCAGCATCCATCGAGCAAAGCACTTCGATTCCGACAGCGTTCGAAGCGTAGAGAGCCGCCCCGTCCCCGTCGAAGTCGCTCTTGAACCAAGTTCCGTAGCGACCGAGTTTGCGAACGCACTCACGGGCTTTCTCGAATGCGATCTGTGCTCTCGACTCAAGATCACCAAAGAGCAATTCTCCAAAGTCGACGATCTTCGGAAAGAAGCGCAAGGTCTGACAAGCTCGAAGGCAAGCCGCCTGAAAATCCGCATCGCTGATCTCTTTGAACAGCAATGACCATCGAGCAAGCTTCTCTGGGTCGTTCGATGGTTTCCTAGAATCCTTCTCGACGACTAGCTCGCTTTCCATCAAGCGAAAACCTTTCTCGACCGCTTCAATACTTAGCATTAGAATAAATCCTCCCGATCTATGATCAATCGCTTAGCTTTCTCGACCGCACTCTCGACCACTAGACCGGTTCCGATATTACAGACGAAAAGTGGCTCAGGTTCTCTTCTGGCTCGCTGAACGGCCCACGCCCCTGCTCTTTTACCCAGCCAGTTCATCAACGCCTGTACGGGCCTTTTTTCGCCCTTGCTTTGTTTCTTGTTGGTGAAATAGACCTTGAAGCTCGCGAACTCTGCTCGAACTCCCTCTTCGTGAGGCGCGTTCGCTCGAATCCAGCCGATCAAGGTTTCGTACTTGTCATCAGTCGGCGGTAGATAGTCGACGTAAGCCGGTATCGAAGCGAAGAGACCGTGAATCTCCCTGATCAGACAGTCGGTCGACTTCGAGCAATCGTATCTCTGAATCGTTTCTTCGAATAGCGATACCCCCTTCCCAACACCCATCCCATCTTGTATAGAAACCTGAGAGTTGTATTCTTCTACATACTTCTCTTCCGGAACAGAAGTATCTAGTATTAGATTAGATCTAATACCATGCGCGTGTAAATTTCCCGTTTCGGAAATTGGAACGTCAGGTTCAACGGTCTCGCTTTTTACCAATTCGGAAATTGGTTGTGTCGCATCAATTTCCGGTTTGGGAAATTGGCTTTCGTCGAGCAATAAGCCGACGCATCCATCGAGCGAGACCAAGTAGTGAAGCACTGGCGTTCCCTTAACCGATTTGACTTTGGCTTTTACTAGCTGAGTCTTTTCGAGAACGTCGAGACATCTTCGAATTCTCTTCGCTGTCATCATCATTGACTCTTCGAACTCAGTGATCTTTCTCGACCACGTAACGCCATCCCCTACTCTTACTTGCTCTTGATAGAGCAAACAGAGCAAGAGCGCGGCCCCAAGGTCCCCTTCTAAGGCTTTTATGAACGCTTTGGGAATGACGATTTGTGACTGATGACCAACGAATTGAGCGACAAGCGCATAAGCTCTCGAATCGCTCATTCGTTGACCAACCTTGTTTGGTTGCTCATATGATGTTCCTCCATGAATTCAGATAACGGTTTCTATTGGCTCTACTCGAAGAAGATAAGTTGCGACTAGATCATCTTCTCTCACGTTCTTGATTCCCATAAGCGTCATATGCTCAGCGCGAGTCAAGTAGCGAACGTCCCACCAAGAGACACAGGTCATTTTATCACCGTGGATGACGCCTTGCTCTTCAAGGGCATCGCCGATGCTTTTGACCATATTGTCGAGATCGCTCGATTCTGATCGATCAGCTTTGCCGCCGAGTATCCAGAAGCTAACCTTCACTCGCTTGTGGCCCCGGCCAAACGCGACCTTAGCTCTCAGACCGATCTCTAAGAGCCAGTCAGAGTATTCGCTCTTTCTGTTGGTATGGACCCAGCCTCTGAACCCTCTTCGACAGTAAGGACACCAGCAATTCGGTTTACCGGTTGCTGGCTCGATCTTGACCGACTGAACGTTTCGATGGTTTCCAGTCGGAGGGCGCCGGATTTCAATGGGCTTCATACTCTTCGCCGCCTTTGCCCAGGTCGAGTGATCGGACGTGGTAAAGCCATAGGAACTGGTGTATCTTCGCTGAGTGGACCGGGTTCAAGGTTCATGGCTTCTTGATCCTTTTTCGGCTGTTCGACGTACCGTCCGTGAATCTGCTCGACTACCAAGTGAACGACATGATCGCCTAGCAAGTTATGAGTAACCGATCTGACTTGGAACCTGCGAAGATGCGACTCGATGCTCGACGTATCGAACACTTCCCCCGGAGGACATACAACGCATTGAAGATACTCACCAGCCTTCGGAATAACGCGAAGCCATATCTCTTGCTCTCCATTTGGAAGTTGCAAGAGAATGTTATCGCGTTGAGAATTGAGCGGAATCAAGAGGATTTTGAAGTTCACTTCTTCGACCTCGCTTTGAAGATCGGAGAGAGAGTCAACCCTGAATTAGTTCCGCTGATCAGACCGAGCTTCTTTAGCTCGCTGATGTTTGCCCCGAACGTTCCACCGGTCGGTACGGTTCCGATTCCATGACCGATATCGAGCTTCGAGAGCTTCGTATCGGGATACTGCATCAAGTAGTTCACGATTTTCCATTGACCGAGCGGAAGCTTCGACTTCCAGAGAGTCACCGGGTCTTGAACCTCTGTCGGCGTGTAAATCTCAGCGGTCGAGCTTGGAACGACAAAGCCGTCTGCCGATCGTTCGAGAACTTGATGCTTCGTGAGATCGGCTAGATTCTTTCCGTAGGTTCCGCCACGCTTTGAGAGTCCCGCCATGATCGCAATCGTCTCTTTGTTGACCGGTAGTTTGAGCTTCGACAAGATGCAAGCCGCCGTCACAATTCTCACCAAAGGTTGAGTGATCGTGAGACCGCTGTAAGTTTGCTCTTCGGCTGTGATCTCTGGAAGTGACCGGAGGCTCAAAGGAGGTTCGTCGCGAAGAGGTTCCGTCGGCCGATTTTCTTCAAGATATCGTTCCATCCACTTCTCTGAGTTCTCCATGTCCGACGAAGTAAGGTAAGGAAAAGCCCTGAGACCGAACTCATACCACTCTCTAATCTTCTGCTTCGTTTCTTCTTGGGAAGCTCTGAGCATTCGAACTTCGTCTCTCAAGCCGGTGAGTTCAGCAATCCACGGACCATTCGAAGCGGGCTTCTCTTCTTCCGGCGCTTTGTTAGCGGCAAGTCGTTCTTGGATATCTCCGACGCTTGTCGCTTGAAGTAGCTCAGGAATCTCGATGACTTGACCCGGCTTAGGAGTAGCAGAAGAGTCGAAGGTCGTTATCTTGTCGACCGCGACTTTCTCGAAGCACTCAAGCCAACCTGGAGACCAAAAGAACGCTGTGCCGATCGGGAGAGCTTGAAGCTCTGAGAACAGAAGCTCTTGTTCGTCTTTCGTTCCATGCACCGAAACCCAGTCCCTAATCGCCGCTCGATCTTGAGGGCTAACGACTCGAAGCAAGATCAGAAGCTCGATCTGTGTCAAGACGTTCTTATTGAGAACTGCCGGCCGTTGGGTAATCATCGTTACCCCAAGTCCCCTAGCTCTGCCTCTTCGAACGATATCTTCCATCGCTCCAAGCATTCTGTTTTCGTCGCCGAAGGCTTTCTGAGGCGCGAATGCGTCGGCTTCGTCAATGAACAGATGCAAGCCCACGCGGTTGATCCGGTAAAGGTTCTCCGCGAAGTCTGTCACGAAGCGAACCATTTCCCCCTTACGGAAGTGCGATAGATCGATCAAGAAAGAACGGTTCGAGTTCGCGATGATCTCAGCGATGATCTCACCATCTTCTTTCCCGATCTCGATGTCGGCATGCTTGCCGCCCAAGATGATAACGTCGAGCGGTTCGTCGCCAGATCGAACTCCCCACCATACGCCAACCGGGTCGAGCACCGTGGCTCGAAGTCCGGCTCGAACCATGCCCTCAAAGCACTTTCGAGCCGTGTAAGTCTTGCCTTTGCCTCGCTGAGCGAGAATAGCGGTTGTGTGGGTCTGAATCTCTGGCGGCAAAGAGAACGGCTTGTGAGTGTTCACGATGCGACCAAGAACGATGCTATCTACCACGGTTGTCGCCTCCAAAATTCAACTGAGTCGAGTGATCGCCCATTCGGAACGCTTCCCACTCTTCGGGTTCTAGATGCTTATCGTCGAGCACGTCTTGAAGAACGTTGCTGAGCTTCGCCCACTCTTCTTCTTTGATTTCGCCACCTGAACCGATCAGTCGACCGAGAAGCGCAGTCCAGACTCGGTAGTTGATCAACTTCCGATCGCCGTCGTCGTGGGTCGGGTAACCGAGTTCTTGATGCAAAGCCCAGTACCTGCCTCGAGGGTTGGCCGGAAGCACTTGAGCACCCGGTCGAGCTTCGAGAGCTTGCTGTTCGATCTGAGTGTTTTGAGCCGCTTGCGTGATCAGTTGCATCGGCGACTCATACGTCATCAGCATAGGAACCATGAAGGTATTCCACTTGCCATCTTTTTTTCGGCGTTGCTCTTTCATTGTCAGCCGAGCTCGAATCGGTCGGTTCTGATTGAAAGCCCATTGAAGAAGAAGGTCGGCGGTCTGAGTGAACTCGGTTGCGACCGTCCAGCCGTGAGACTCCAGACGCCAAACTCCCCAGCCTGGCAGTTCTTCCATGATGCAAGAGAAGCGCGTCGTCGGCTTGCAGATGATCTTTCCGGTCGACTCGCAGATGCAAGGCTTCCCGCTGATCATTTCGGTCTCACTGTCGCAACGTCGACGACACTCAGCACCGCCCCAATCTTCCATGTACTGGCTAATTGGAATCGGACTGATCATGATCGGCAAGCTGTCAACCCTAGTGAAAAGCTCGAACTCTCTTCGCGTATCGGTCGGGTTCCACTCAGCTACATCGCCACCGTAAAGGTTCGCGGCGGCTTCGAGCACGTCTCGATCAGTTGATGTCAGGCGAAAGACTTTGAGCTTCTGAGGAATGTTTCGATCTCCCTTGAAGCCCATTCGTATCCGGCCAATTTCGGCTAGTTGTTGCTGAACGTTCTTGATTCGCTTGAGACCTTGCATGCGCCTTGCAAGCGGATTCTCTTGGTGAATTACTACTTCTGTTTCGCTCATTTCCCTGTGTCTAATCCCCTACCATCGAGCCAGAGCTTGGCTTTAGGTTTTGTGTCGGTCCAACGCCAAAGCGCCAGTAAGTTAAGAAAGGCTTCGAAGGTTTCGTCGGTCGTATCCCACTCGACTAATCTCGGTCCGCTTGGATCCAAAAGCGCGACCAAAGAACCGTCGACTTGAGGCATTGGAATCTCAAGACCATCAGCGGTTTTCCGCCACGTCTTGGGAACCTCAAAACCTGGAACAACATCGTCGTAGTTGATCGCGATAAAGTCGGCATGACGATAGGCCGCCAGTTGAAGAGCTTGCTCTCGATAAGCGTCTTTGCCCTTCTTCCAGTCCATCAAGAACAGCTTCGGCTCTTCTTCGACCTGAATCAGCGAGATCGCGTCGAGCGTTCCGCCATATCCGTGCTTTTCACTGATGACCGAGCACTCGACCATCTGAATCTGCATGCCCGATTCTTTGATCAGCTTCATTGCCGAATCGACATGCGGTCGAATGACTGGGTGAATCGACGTTGGCTCTTTGCCGTCGAGACCGAACTTCTCGACAACTTTGTGAATCGCTGAGCCGATGTCCTTCGCTAAGTCTGAAAGCTCCCAAGGAATCTTAGCGTTGCCAGATGCGTCACAAATGATCTGAGCGAGAGCTACACCAGTAATATCTCCGCGCTCTTTTCGAAAGAACTGTTCTTTGATGTAGTTCGCCACCGACCAAGCCGCCCAGTTTACGAGTGCTGGCTTAGCTAGAAGTTCGAGAACGGTCGACACTGAGACGTACCGCTTTGAGTTCCAAGTGTAATAGCCGTCTTTTCTTAGGCCATACTTACGTCGACCGCTACGGTAGGCGTTCATGACCCCGCTTTGAGTGAATTGCCTACCTCTCATATCTGTCCGTGCCCCCTGCTTGGCCTGATAGTGTCGATCTCCGGACCACGTAGAATCACCAAGTCCTTTGGCAGATCGCCTTTGTAGTTGCCGTAAATTTCCTCTTCGGCTACGTTGAATTCAGCGAATCGACCTTTGCGAACTGAGTAGTTCACCGCCGACATTTCGTTGGCGAAGATCAGATGACTTCGGATGACCGCCCACCCTTCTGATTCGCAGTTGATCGTTCCGATGGTCTCGCCTTGATCTGTCTTGATCAGAAACGAGTTTCGGTCTGGGTCGGGGCTATGTTGGCTTTCAAAGATCAGAACCATAAGCTTTATGCCACTCCCCCGACTTATCGGTTTCTTGTCGTTGCTCGATCACCTGCAAAGCCCAGCTTCGCCAGTTGCTGATCGAGCGGTCGCATTCAAAATGCTTTCCGAACTCTGATCTGAGTTCTCTTGGCTTCTTTCCTTCGAACACTCGAAAGACGAACTTGTCTCGAACATCTGGCGGGAGAGCACCCCGTTTTCCAGAACCCACATCAGACATCACCACTAGGTCTAGCGGAATGTTTTTCAGCTTCGAGAATGCGTTCGCTTTTTCAAGGTCGACCTTTGAATCAATCGGTCTCGCGTTTTTCATAAGCAATCGCATTCTATCGTATTTTCTGAATTTATGAGATAGAATAGTCAGCGAGGAACAATCGAATATGTCTGTAAATCTTGCGCTCATTCACAAGTGGCAGTCGCTAAACAGCGAAGAGAGAGTAGAAACTTTGCTCGCTCTCGCGGCTGATCGCTTCCCCCATCTGATCCAGTCTTACGCTCTCGATTCCGGTCGAATGGCTGAGGTCATTTCACTGGACTCGATCTATACGGCCTGCCTTGGCCGGAACGTGTACTCAATGCTCGAACTGATGATTGAGTACATCAAGGTCTGCGACCGCCTCTTCGAAGAGCCTAAGCTCGCAGACACGCGCTTTCCCCTTGCGCTAATCGATCCTAAACCGGCTTGGAAGAATTACGCATGCTTCGCTTTGATGACGAACATTCTCGACTATCGAGAAATGATCTGGCATTCGCCAAACGATCTGCGAGGGGTTCGAATCGACTAATGAGCTTGATCACTTCTGATGACTGGCAAAAAACTTTCCTCGATGACGGCTGGCGAAAGGTTGCAAAGTACAACGCCGTCGAGATCGCTTACTGGGATGGCGAGACTTACTATGAGTTTCGGATCGATTGCATAGGTGGACTTTGGGTCTGTGACTATTACTCATGCGTTCACATGCCTCAAGGTTCGGTCGAGAACGCTACCAAGGTTGTCGAGAGCATGGTTGCTAACGGGAAGATGGAGAAAACCGCGATGATGCCGGAAGAGCCGGAAGCAGGGGATGATCATCATGAGTGAGCCTATTCTCTCTGTGAGGCGCAGAACTACCGAACTTCACCCCGAAGAGATTCAAGCTCGCGAATACCTGATCAATGAGCTAATGTCCTGTCCTGTCGGCTCTGTTTACGAACTCAATGAGCTAGTAATCAGAAAAGCGTTCCAAGGGCAACAAGCGACCCTTTGCTACGCAGGCCACGAATACTTAGCACCGCTCGACGAATTCAAGCTCTGGCTAGAAGCTAACGGATGGAGACTTGAGCGGTTCTCTGAGCATTCTCGACGTTGGGTCTGCTATCGCATTACAAACTACGAAGCTCTCAATCAAGAATTCGTTGAAGCTTCGAGCCAAGCGACCAACGATGACGAAGTTGTCGACGCTTTTCGAACGTTCCTAAAGAAAGCTGGACCAATGCCTAAGATGGAGAAGCCTTAATGCCTGAGTTCCTAATCATCGACATGGAGTTCGGAACCTTGCCGAGCGAAGCCGACTCGATCATGCCGCTCGAAGATTGCGTTCGATGGCAAGATATCGCGCTTACTGAGGTTGCAATGGCGGCGGTCGAGTACAACCGATCAAACTGGAATTGGAGCTTAAAAGGCATTTGGTCGACTAAGATCGATAACGGTCGAGAAAGCAATCTGATCACCCACGACGAGGGCTTAACCATCCAGTGGCAATACGACGAAGACTATCTCTATCTCTGGGACGCTGATCAGTTCCCGAACGAAGAGGACGCGCCAAACAAAGCCGACGCGGTTTGGATGCTTTGTCACATTGAAGGAATTCCCGAAGAGAAAGCTCTCTTGGGAATGCAGAAGTTCACCACGAAGTTTATCGATCCTGAGCACTACCGAGTCTCACCTTGGGCGCATAACTCAGAAGCAGACTCTTCGATGCTGAAAGCCGCCTGTGCTCGCTCGAACATGGCTTTGCCTTGCAATAGAGCTTGGCGATGTTCAGCGAACCTCTTTCGGGTTCTCAGAGACGCAGGCTTTCACAATCGCTATAAATCGAATCTCGATACCGTCGCTGAGTGGTATGGCGTCGAGATCCCGGAAGCAGATAGGCATACTGCCAAAGGCGACATGCTCGCCACGGCTGGCGGAATAATCGGCATGCTCAGAGACCTCAATCAAGGAAAATCCCCATCAAGCCAACAGACGTTGCTTTAGACGAAGAGTTGATGGCTTTCCTTTTGATGGAAGGTCTCGACGATCCAGAAGGTACCGACATTAACTGGATGCCGATCGCGAAGAAGTGCTTTCCAGATGAGTGGGCTTTCGTCGAGTGTGAGAAGCCCTTCCATCCGGCGAGGATGCGAATGCTAACTTCATGCACGAATCTGTTCGTGAAAGCTTGCAATCTCAATTTGATTCGCCCGGTTATTGGCCGGCGCCGTCACTTCACTTTAACCCACCACGGCAAAAGCATTCGCTCAAACGCGATTGAAAGACGCCAATTCGATCAAACTACTAAATCACCGAGCTAATCGGTATTGGAGGAACATTCATGCACATAGAACTGGCTAAGCTGGCGAACAACGCTCAGAAGTCATTCAACCTATTCAAACAGCAAATGCAAAGAGAAGGGCATACCAAGCGCGAATCTTTGCAACCTGAGAACATCAAGCCTGAGACCCTGTCTCAGACGTCGCTCGCTCTTTGGAATGAGTACGTAAAAGATCAGATCGCTCTCGACAACGAAGCGATGACCCCTAGTCAAGCCGCGATGGACCTAGGGCATACGTCGACCACTCAGCCGCGAGCATCTTCGAATGCTCAGACCGTGGTCGCAAACAAAGCTGGAGTCGTTCGGTCTATCTATGAGAAGCTGAGCGCAGAAGCAGAACTGATTGAGGTCTCAGCCGGTACCTACACGCAAATTTGCGTGAACGTGCATGCAGAGAAGCTTCAAACTTCCAGACCAACGGTCAACAATCCAGTATCGCTCGACGATGGCACCGGTCGACGCTTCGTAGTGATCGCTACGATCTCAGCCGATGAACTGGAGGATGCGGCTTTCATGCGAGAGCTAGTCCCGCTCAATGAGTGGAAGGGAGAGTTCAAGAAGAAACTAGAATCGGGCGATACCGATTACGTCGGACTTGGCGTCGTATCGCAGAAAGAGAAGTTCGTGGTTGGAGATAAAGTCTTCAAGGCGACACCGATCAATACGATGCAAGATGTCGTAGCCGATGCGATGGACGGTCAACCCAAAGAAGTTACGTTCGAAGGGGATCAGGCCGAAGCTGAGGGAGATCAGGTTCCAGATCTTCAAGTTGCCCAAGGCGGCAAGAGCTAAGTCGATCTAGTTAATGCCCCCGTTTTGATCGGGGGCCAATGTTTGAGGAACATCGAAGCCCGTCGCTTGGCTCGATTCGAATTATAGCCTAATCTCAGCTTATGGCTTCTATTCCAGGGTTCCAGATGCGAACCGGCACGAATCCCTTGATTGGCGAATGGACCTTACCGTTCGAGAGAATGATCTTCACTGATGACCAAAGCTGAGTATCGACCGGCGCATCGTCGAGATCGTCGACGCCGAGCTCGAATTGAAGAACTGCGATATTGTCGCCTGATCCATCGTGAACGATAGTTCCGGACGCCGTAACCAAGCCAGTGATCTCTTTGAGCACGTACTGAGCAGGATCGCCGTCTGGAGTGTCGAGATTGACCGATATCTTCCAGAAAGCTTTCTCGACCGTAATCCCGGCCGGAACGTTTGGAATCGTTACCTTGCGAGTGAAGTTTGCCTTTTTCACTAGCTTGATCATTCCCACCGGCTCTCCGTCGTCGTCATCAGCAAGAACTAAGACCGGAGAGTTTGATTCAGTGAGAGTTCGCTGATAATAGGTCCAAAGCTGTTCCGGAGTCGCGCCGAGTTGCCCCACGAGATCAAGGTCGACGCCTGTGATCTGCGCTGAATCACCGGGAATCTCAGCCGTATTGTCAGACTTATATCGAGACTGAATCAGAGTGCCCGGGTCTGCGACCGTAGCCTGATCGAGAACAGCGTAGTATCGACCGCTTCCGATCAGAACCAAGGTTCCGATTCCAGCATCGTCGAACACGTCTGTCGAGTTGAGAGCGATCTGAGGCTGTTCGCCATCCTCGGTATCGACAGGGGAAATACCATCGGGACCAACGATGTGGAAGTAGAGCCGTCTCTTTGTCGGGTCGAGTTGTCCAGCCGTTATAAATGTCATCGCCTTCTGGCGAGAATATACCGCTGATAGAAGAACGGATTATTTGAGCCTGCCACAAAGACAATCCCAAACGCTGTATCTGTCTCGACAGCGAGTCCGATAGAAACTCGCTTTCTTGGCGTGATCGAAAGCGCCGAGTCAGTCTCGACCGCTAGACCGATGGTTCCAGCTTTCAAACTTTCGAAGTCGAGAGCGAAGTCGCTCTCATTTGCTATTCCGATCGCCACCCTCTTGAGTGGCCGGATGATCTGCGCGGAGTTAGTTTCTGACGCGAGACCGATAGGAACGGTTTTCTTAGAAGAGAACGCGAGTGCTGTGTCGACTTCGCTCGCGATTCCTATCGATACCTTCTTTCGAGCGATGATCGAGAACGCGCTTGATAGCTCTTGTGCGATTCCGATTGCGATTCTCTTCTTTGGAGAGATCGATAAGGCTGAATCAGTCTCCGAAGCGATTCCGATTGCTACTCTTTTTCTAGGCGTGATCGACAATGCCGTGTCGGTTTCCGACGATTGGTTAATGTCGATTGTTTGACCGGTAGCAATTGGCGTCCACGCTCCAGCAATCCACCAAGCGTTTGAGGTTGATTCTTGTGCCGTTGGTGCGTGAAGGTTGTTGCTAGTGCCTACTAACCACGCTGTCGATCTAGCCACACTAGAGACACGATAGAAATCCATGTGACCAGATATGTGTTGCCCGTTCCCGTATATGCCATTGTGTGTATTCGCGAAGATACCGAGTGCGTTGATGCTATTGGCGGCATTGGTAGAAGTTTCTTGAGAACCCGGTACTCCATCAACGTATGCATACCTAGATGAAGAAGAAACCTCAACACCCGCTACGTGATACCAGTTACCATTACTTAATCCGCCTTTTGTGGCGGCATAGGCAAGCGCGTTATAGGCATTGATCCAACGAACGTTGCCACTGTCTACATCCAACTGCCAACGATGCTGAGAACTGCTAAGATTACCAATTGTCGATAGTACGCGGTTAGAATTAACGTCGTCGAAGTAGAAGTAGCATTCGATAGTTACAGGTGCGGCACTAATTCCTGAGAAACCTGATACATAGGCTAACCGACTCGACCCATTACCGTGAGCCGCACCGTCACCATGTACACCTGCTGAGGCAATTAGACTAACGTTTGTGAATGTAGTGCCGTTACCAGAGGAATCACTTAGGTCAAGAGTAGTGCCATTTCGGAATGGCAAAACAACTACGGAGTTAGAGTCCCAAGCATCGCCTAATGAACCGCCTTGGTACGTTGTAACAGCTACGTCTCCAACGCACAGATACAGTTGATCGTTTGAAATACTGTCAGTGCTTCGCTTGAGGTAGAGAGTTAAGTTTCCAAGCGTTCCGTCGTAACTACCGATCTCCCAACCGCCGATAAGAGAGGTTCCCGCAAGATCAGTAGCGATAACTAAATCACATGGACGAAAAGAGCCGTCTAGGTTCTCGACTAATCCGCCCAGTGCAACGATTTTAAGGTTGTTATCGCCTACGATTTTTAGGCAGTGGGTGAAGTCTGTAGAATTAGACCCGCCCACAGCGGACGCCACAACCTCTAAAGGAAGCTGATAGGCGTAGGCCATTTACCTTAACTTGTTAGCAAGTGATCTGATATCGTTGTATAGCCCGGTTCTAGTTTCAACATTGAAACCTATGTACAACCCGTGAATAGCCTGGAAAATCATTCTTGACTTAGTGTAGTTATCTACCGTCTCGCCCTGAACGCCCACAAGATCGGAAAACATTTTGTATTTTGATGCGTCGTTATTTGCAGGGAATCCACCGTCGATCATTCCGCCAAATGTAGGAACCCACGTCTCTAATTGAACTAATAGCTGATCTGCGCCTAAAACCAGTTGTTTTACCGCTTGGCCTTTTAAGTTTTCGTGGTTGATAAGAATGTAATCTGTAGCCATATTATTATCCTTTTAAGCCGCCCTCAAGAATCCAGCGATGTTCACGTTTCCATCGACCGTGTTACCGTCGAAAGTGACTACGAAGTCATGAGCCGACACTGGCAGAATATCGGAGTCGCTACCCGAGCCAGTGTTTGCATCGTAGCAAACAAGAAGCTTCCCACTTCCGCCAGGTGAAGCCGCAATCGAAGGCCAAGAAGGATCAGGAATATCGATGTCGTAGCGATTGTTGGCGTCATCGGGAGCGGGAAGAGCCGCAAGCTCTGTATCTGTCAGAACCACCCGAGCGTAGCCAACGTTCGTAAGCTCATCATTTGCCGCCGCTAGAATTGCCGCGAGCGAATCGTAGTCCATCAACGTAGCATCGGACTCGAGCCCCGATGCGGCTAAGAGCACAATGACAAAAGCCGACGTGGAAGGATCATTGCTCTTTACTCGGTTGTAAAGCTCGACCGCTCGACCTTTGGCGATGTTGAAGACGAAGTTAGCCATTTGGCACTATTCTAGCCGAAGAACAGAAGAACTCGATCCGCCAAGATCAAGGAAGTCTTTCTCGATCTCGATCTCAAGTAAGGACTCACTTGGAATGCTCGACGGGGAAGCGAATGCGAGCGTCGGCATGAGAAGTCGACCTGAACCTTTGAAGAGAGAAGCAAAGACGATCAAGCCACCGTTGACATAGAAGGTTCCCATGCGAAGCCTGCCGGAACCGCTAATCACATCAGCGAGCACTCTCGCCTCTGCCTCAGCCGTTGCTTCTAAGATGCGACCTTCACCAGTGAAAGGCGAAGCGATCACGAAAGGATTGGTACCTGAGACGTGAACGATAGGTTCTAAGAGACGCGCAGATGACGAAAGAATCGCGAAGTCGACCGTCGCTGAGAGAACGACTTGAGCCATCAGCATTTGACCCGACCCAGCGATGACATCAGCAACCGGTCGAGCGTTGTAAGAGACCGATGGCATCAGAATACGGCCTGAACCGCCGAGAACCATCATCTGAGCCTCTGCCTTGATAGAAACACTAGGCATCAAGACTAAGCCCGCTCCGGCGATCACAGGGGCAAGAATTCGCGTTCCTTCTCGATAAGTCCCCATCAAGAACGCCCCAGAGCCGGTGATCAGGTCTGGCGTAACGTTCGCGCCATAGAACATCGTGCCCATCAGTAGCGAGCCTGAACCGACGAACTTATCGGCATTGACGCTTACTGAGCCACCGCCCATCAACATGGCGCCGGAACCTTGAATCAAGTCTGCGTAGGCTTTCGTATGAACGCCGCCGACTGCCATCAGCATTGTTCCTTCACCCTCGAGAGTGTCGAAGTCGACCGACCTTGGCATTGAGTAAGTGCTCATGAGAAGCGAACCGCTTCCGGCCAACTTCCCAAAGTTGACGCGAGCACCGTACATAAACGTGGGCTCAAGTAGCTCGCCTTCGCCTGTGATCAAGTCGGCTTCGACTGATGTTCCGGTTGTTGCGGTCGGTTCAAGCAATCGAGCCGAACCGGTCATCAAAAGACCAGCGACGTTCGCTTTTCCTTCGAAGACTGCCTCGAGTATCGCGCCTGATCCAGCGATCAGCGATGCGTTCACACTTACCGGTGGATTGAACGCACCCATCAAGAGCGAGCCTAAACCGCTGAGTGGCTGATCTTGGAACGCTCTTCGACCTTCGCCAACAGAATCAGGATAAAGCAAAGCTCCCGAGCCCGTGATCATATCAGCGTTCACAGTCACGCCGATGTTCGTCGTTCCCATTAACACCAGGCCGGAACCGCTGAGAAGTCCAAACGAGAAATACTTATTGAAGGTCGGCTCTAAAAGTGCTCCGGAACCTGTGATCAAGCCGAAATCAGAGTTCGAATCGCCTTCAAACGTTGGCATCGGCAAGAGGCCCGAGCCGAGAAGCTGTGCGAAATCTGCGCTTACGTTGCCACCATCTGAGAAGAAGGGCATGAGAATTGCCCCAGATCCAGAAAGCAGGCCGAAGTTTTGCATGAGTTCGGTCGAAGCCATCAAGAACGTTCCTGATCCTGTTAAGAGATCAAAGTCGGCTTCGACCGGTGGAACGCCGTCATCGTAGTTGACGCGCATGCGAACTCGGTCGACCAAAGCATGACGATCTGCAGTCGAGAGTCTTGCTGATCCGTAAGTGACTTGAATCGCGCATCCGAATTCATCGTCTCGAACATCGGTATCAGCCCAGGACTCACCGCCGAGAGAAGCTGAATTTCCGTAGGTAACCGTCGACTCAGACGTACTCCAATCAGTAGAGTTTCCGATTGAGGTTCCGACAATCGATCCACCTTTTACGAACTTGATCGTCGTCGTAGCGATTACCGGCAAACTGCCTGACTTGACGTGAATGAGTTCGACCTCGAAGCCGGTCGGAACCGCTCCGCTTGGAACCTCGCTCATGATGGAGTTGAGGTTCTTACAAATTAGGTAGTGAGTCGTATCACTGCCTTGACCAAAAACACCTGCATAAACGTTGTTGTCGCTCTGGACTTCGTTTCCATCGAGAGCCGAACCAAAAGTGTCCTTGATCCAAGCAAGAGAGCCGCCACTGTTAAAGTTGACGCACGTATCTGCGACCATCCAGTTCGTTACTGACATAGACCCTCGAGCTTTTGCATTTCATCCCACCAAGTCAAAGTTTCTGAGCTAATGCTCTCGAAGTATTGCAAAGTCGACGTCGGAACGTTTCTCTTAGCGTGATCGAGAAAAGCGAAGTCGTACCGCTTTGACGCTTCGAAGCGATCGGCATCGCATTTGATCAAAGAGAATCGATCAGACAAAAGGCCAGTCTCTTGAAGCATAGGCCAAACAGCGTCGATCACTCTTTGATCTGCTTCGAGAATGTCGACGCTTCGAATGCGAGGATTGCAAGCGGCATAGAGAACGCCGAGACCAAGGCCAAGGCCAGTCAAGATCACATCGCCGTCGAATGCGTCGATGCAAGCGTGATCGAGAAAGTCGATATCGTTGGTACACATCCAGTCAAAGCCCTCGATGTTCAAGCACCAAACGTTTCGAGCGAAGGTGATCTTTAGACCGCCGAGCTCGAACTCTTTCCAGACGTTGGCGAACTGGCGTCGACGAAGATTAACGTAATCGGCTTGCGTTTGGCTCAGTTCCCTCATCAGAGGAATAGTATCTGAATCCGCCGATGCGAGATAGAGACGATTCGATCAGCATAGGGGCGAAGTCGTTCTGCGTTCTGTTGGTGCTTGAGAAGGTGCTGAGGCTCGACGCCACACTCATGATCGAGAATGATGTAGTCGAATTTACCGTGCGGGATCTCGGTCGTTCCATCGCACTCTCTGACAAAGCACTTCGAAGAGCCAGGGTGAAATTCTGCGATGACGTCGGGATCAAATTCCCAGACTTGAAGGTAAGTCACCAAAGGGGAATTGAGCAATCTCTTTGCTAGATCAGCATCGCCGAGACCGATCAAGAGGATGGCGCCGGATACTTCGAGAGAAAGGTTGTGGTGAATCGGCTGAGTTTGCCGGTCCAAAGTGGCCACACGAACCCCTCGTTTGTCGACGGTTTTGAGAGTGCCGTCCTCATGAGTGACAAAGAGGGGTTCCATCCAGGTTTTTAGTTAGCCGTGAGTTCCCAAACTCCGCCAGCGTTGAAGACGACAGTAGCATCGCCGCCTGTGCTCGCAACGTCTGAGCCGAAGTCCATGATTCCGATCAGCGGGGAAGTCGAGTTTGTGCCAGTCGACTTATAGAGAATCGCGTATCGGAACGTGATAGTCGCCGCCGCCCAAACTGCATCGTTACAATCAAAGATCGTCTTATTCGATCCGGAACTGTAAGTGAGCGTTTTTCCGGCGAGAGTGACACCGCCAGCAGTGTAGCCAGTGCCAGTAATTTCGTTTGTGACATCAGACTTGAATTGATGCGCGTCGAGATCGGGCGTATATGAAGCCGTGCAAAGCATCAGCTTCATAGTGTCCGACAGAAGATCGACGGCGTATGCGTCCCCTGAAGAATAGCCACCGAGGACCGATCCGAACGCCTTTCCATACATATTTGCGGGCATAGTTTCTTAACTCCGTTTGGCGTCGGCCTCCGTCGCCTACTGCCCGATTATACACAGGGTTTTAGCCATGTGGGTAAAGGTTGTCGCCGGGAGCATGCACCGTATAGCTCGAACCGTACCTAGCCGCCATCGTTGCGGGGTTGAGTTGAGGCGAGACGATGCAGAACTCTCCAGGGTCGAGAGAAGCCACAACCGTGTTATCTTCGTATCGCTCGACGTTGATCAAGAGCACTCCAGAAGTCGCGCCATTAACGACAGTTCGGCAAACGTGAATATCGGCTGGCGGAAGCTTATAGGTCCGGTTCGATGTCTGAGGAGTCAAAATCTGTATCTGAGCATCGCTTACCAAGCCCGTCTTGGTTCCGCTCAGGGTCTGAGTGTTCGAGTCGACCGGATTGAGTCGACCGCCTCTCGTAAGCTGTCGAACCGTTCCGCCGCCATCGATCACGAACAGTTCTTGACTTCCCGAGACGATCTTCGAATAGAGCTTGAGAACCCCGCTGTCTGCGCTTGGATCACTGGCTTGAAATGGAAGATCGAATCGAGCGGCTTTCGCTCTGCCTGAAAGCTCGATAGAAGGAACTACCAAACCGTTCACGTCATCATAAGTCAGGCTAAGGCCGAACTTCAATGCAGTGTTCGAGTCGACTCGAAACCCTAGCATCCTGCCGATCGTCGACACAGTGACAACGCCGCCAGAGCTAACGGCTCGACCAAAGCAGGTGTAAGTTCCACCTGGATCGGTAAGAGTGTCTGTCGGCAGGTAGTTGTTATCTTCGTTAAGCCAGATGTACTTCGTCGAGTTGTTGGGGAAGTCGACGTTCGTCAGGCCGGCGATATTGCAGACTTTCAGACCGCGAATCATAGCCGCGGCGATGTTGATCTTTAGACCGGTTCCAGCGGTCAATGCGCCACCGCTCAGAATTCCTTTTCCGAGCGTGATCGTCGCAAGCTCGATAGCCTCGAAGTTAGTGTTGAACGGAGTGACCAAAGAGGTCGGCAGAATTGGTAAGAGTCCTTCCATCAGAGTACAAGTTCCCGCCAGGTCTCACCCTGACTATTCGAAGTCGTTCGTCGCATCGTTCCATTATCGTCGACTGAGAAAACCAAGGTATGAGCCGCATCGTTCAGCACTTCGAGCCCAGGTCGACCATCAGCAATCGCCATGATCTCGCCAGCTTCTTCCCATGGTTCGGTATCGACTTGACGCATGCAGACGAAAGCGCCGTCGACGTTCACCGCCATGTAGGAGATTTTCCAGTCGACATCTTCGGCAATCGCCGGATTTTCTCCATCCATGATCTCTATCGATTCCTTCCAGGTTTCCCCGTTCGAGTCTGACTCAATCAAGTAGATTTTCGAGTCAAGCTCATATGCGATTCTAACCGAATCGTCGCTTTGGACTGCGACCTGTGCTCTGGCGATGTCTGGATCGCTGAGAACCGAGTGCTCTTCTACGTCACCTTCGAGATTGAATCGAGTAAGGGTCAAGCCGTCTTCACTGCATCGAACCTCATAAATGAAGGAGTGACGCCGAGTGAGGTTAAGGTGAACATCGTTTCCACCTATCGAGCTTCCAAGCATCCCGACCCAATAGACCGAGCCGAATGATTCAGTGCCAACTCGACGACGCCAGTCGTAAGGCAGTTCGTCTTTCTTGTCTCGAATGCGGAAGTGCCATTGAGAATCGGCCGGAGCTTGACCGGTCCAGTTCAGCGCGTTCGCGAGCGGACTCCACCACCAATCAAGCGGCATAAGTCCCCAGCCTTGATTTTGCTGAGTGTTGATCGTGATCTCTTCGTTGAAGCTCGCGCCGTCGTCGACCGTTTGATTCACGATCTCAGCTTTGCCCTTGCGAAGCGTCGTGGTGCTGATCGCTGTTCCCCAAAACACTGAAGCATGGAAGAACGGCAAGTTTCCATAAAGGCCACTGTGCTGAACGTTGGGGAAGGTTCCTGCGCCTGTTCCGTAAGTTCCGTGCTTATAGACGACTTCGGTCAAAGCGTCTTGCTCAGGGTAGAGAGAGCCGTCTCTTTGCGTTGCTCCGAATTGTTGACCGGGCATGTAACCGGTTAAGGTCTGCCAGTTGTAATTCTGAGTGTTGCCGGTCGTCGGTGGGGCGATGTTGCCTGGAGGGATATAGAAGCGATGCGCGTCTTTTCCGTCGACATGACCGACGAAGTTGTAAAAGTTGCCCCCGATTCCGCTAGTTCCTGAGTTCGCGTCTGAGAGCACGAAAGGATCGTTCGAGTAGCTAGGAACCATCTGGCGAGCTTTTGCCGAATACTTCACAAAGCCGCCGAAGTTCGAGACCGTGATCTTGTTGTCAATGAACGAAAGCCAGATCGTAGTGCAGACGACGATTCCGCCGAATCGACCGTTCGAGAACTGCAAAGGCTGAGAAACAATCACGTTTTGACCGTCGACTCTCGGAAGCAATCCGGCATCGGTCCAAGGTGCTCCTGTTCCCTGAATCGTTCGTCTTGGGTTCACAGTGTCGACTTCTGCGATATGAGAGCCCGCTTTGATCGGAATCCTGTACTCTTTCATGTATCCGGCCGGCTGTCCAAGCTGAACGTCCATGAAGCCATCTTTCTCAGCCGTGTAAGCAAAGCGAGCGTATCGGTACGGGTAGAGATAACCGTAGTTGTTCTGTCCGACCGGCAGAATCGCAGTAAAGAGAATCGGCTGAGAGTCAGTCGCGGTCAAAGTGTTTCCGGCCACGCTCCCCCCGGGAATGCTTGTGAACCACGAAGCAGGCTGAACCGACCAAATCTTTGTCTGAGGCAAACTCCATTTGTAAGAGTCGAAGTCCCAGACTGGAGGTCCCTTCACTGGCACGTAGAACGGGTATCTCGCAAAAGCCGGAGGACTGACTTGTTTATAGTGTCGGTCGGTATCGTTCCACTGGATATTGATAGGGTCTGCAGGCGGCGATACTTCTTTCAAAGTCGAGTGCGGAATCTGAACGCCGATCGCAGACGGGTAAAGCAATCCGGTTTCTGGACCATCATCTTCTGTCATGTCGACACCGGGTCCAAGGCGAATGATCTCTCGACCGATCATCTGAGTATCGCGCTCGATAGTTTCGTCGAATGAGCCGTTTCTGACAACGATATGATTTTGGTCGCTTGCGCTTTGATCGTATCGAAAGCCAGTCGAGAAGAGAACTCGCCTCGAGACGGGATTCCCAAGATGGTCGACCATATCGAAACGGAACCGATATTTCCACGCATCAAGCCAGTCGAAGGTGTACCAAAGACGAAGCGGATCGAAGCCGGCGCCGCCAGCGTTTGGATCCCCCGTTGAATACTCTTGCTCAAGAGAACCGCCGCCAGCGATGATCTTGACGTAACGTCCACTCGTTACGCCGTCGATCTGCTCGCTGAAAGCTGGAGTGTTCGGCTGGACTCCCCAGTCCCACCACTCTTCTTTGTAGTTCACAGTATGAGCTTGCCAGGTGTAAGGCGTCCCAGGAACAAGAACGCCACCATTATTGACCGAGACCCACTCAGCCGCGCCGAAGAGCTTTCCACTTATCGGTAAAGCTTTGAGCAAGCTCGACGGTGAATTGTGGGTATGGGAGTAGTTGTAGGTTCCGGCCGGGGTAGTCGCGACGATGGTCGTTCTGAGCGTTGGTGCTCGTGGGGCGATCATGTACTCTTGAAAAGGAATTCCCGTCCAACCTGCGCCAGTCATCAGACCGACCGGGAAATAAGCTGAACCACCGAAGGTTCCCTGGGTCGACGTGCTGAAAGTCGACGGCGTCTCGATCAAGCCGTCTGCTTCCCAGGTTTCGGTATAGGTTGCTGTTCCTGAGAAAAAGTCGAGATCAGGGAAAGCGATTCCAGGGTAGAAGAAACCGTCGCTCGTTAGGCGAGGTCCGTACATCGCTGTGTTCTTGATCGGATTACCGAGATAGTCGAGAGCTTTCGGACCCGAATACTCAATCGTGCGAACGACTTTCCAGACTTCTTTGAATGCCACTAGGGTCTCATGATATCGCCACCGCCGAATACTGAGTATCCAGGGCAGAACCAAAATTTACCGAGATCATCAGGCGAAGCGTTTCCAAGGTCGACGTCTGCTTGAGTGATTCGACAGCGAATCGTCTTTGTGACCGGGACCGCCGAGAGGTCGACTTCGTGATCCATTCGCTTCGAGAGAGAGAAAACCGTTCGCTCTTGGTCGAGCCTCTGAGCACGTCGCTGGACGCGCAAGCCATCGATCAAGAGCTTGATCTCAGGAACCGGGTTTTCGCTTCTCTCCATGACTAGACCTTACCCGGGCACGATCTCAGGCGGAAGGAACGTGCTGAACATAGGCCACTCTTCGTCGGTGCCAGGTCCGAGATACGTTAGCACGTAGTCGCCGGTCCAAAGGTGAGAGCGTTCTCGCTCGCCGGTCTCTGTGTCTGCGTCGATTGTGCGGTCGATATGCTCGATTCTAAAGATTCCCAATTGGCAAGGCATTCCTTCATTGTCGTAGCCAAGCACCCGACACTTCTGATTCGCTCGAATACGCTTCTGCCATTCTCCATCGAATGAGATCGTGATATTGTCTCTCGACTCCATGTCATAAAGTCGTCGACCTTGACGCTCCATGTCATCTTCTTTCGTTGCGGTGATCTCAGGAGGTCCGATGATCTCAGGTCGAAGTCGACCTTCGAACAACTGCGAAGCCGGATTATCGAGAACGTCTGGGTGAGGCTCGATAAAGATTCCCGTCGCTTCGACTTCGCCACCGCTGTTCTTCGTCGAGATCACTTTAAGAAGGTTGTATCGAGAGAGAGCTACTGTCACTTCGATGTTCGAGTGAATCCATATCCAACGCTGATTGTTAGCGTCTAGGTCATCATGAGCGAGATCGTCTCGATATCGATCTGCATCGGGAAGGTTAGTCGGTCCAACGCCACCGAAGCAGAAGTTCAGGTAAGGGTCTGGGTCTCCTTGGATATGAACCGACTTGAAGCCAATATGCCAAACCCCTTGAATTGGTCGGACGTAGATGCTAGGTCGATTCTGAACGCCTAGCTTCTTGCAAAGCTCTCGAATAAGCTCGCCGCATCGCGTATCGGCGTTGAGCGTCTTGAGATCGTTCAAGTCGACAAAATCTTCGATCTTGATGTCATTGATCTCAGCATCGTCGACCACGATCTCCGCATCAGCAAAGGCGCATCGCTTGATGTACTTGACGATGGTCGGACCTAAGCTCTCACCATCGAAACGAGGGGCTTCGCCAATCGGCGTATGATCGAGCCGGTGCCATAAGTCTTCGCCCTCGCTCTCGTTATCGATTTGCCAGCCGTGGCTCTCTGGCATGCCGGTTACGGTCGGATTGTTACGCTTGAAGTATCCATCGCATTCGACATCGCCATCAATGGTTATTCGGAACGGTCCGCCCTTCTTATAGATTTTCTGCCATCGATCCTCATCCGGAGTTTTCACTTCGACATTCGACGCGCCGAGCCTCAAAGTCTCTGGAATGCGAATGTACTGCCATGGGGCAGAGTAAGGCGTCCATGGCGGAGTGTATGTCTCAGCGCCGACCTCAGAGTTGAAGTACCAAAGCTCAGGCGTATAGACCTTGTTTGCCGACGCATACATGATCATGCGAGGCACGAAAGCCGAGTTCACGTCCTTGTTAAAAACGCCACCCTTCGCATCGTAGTAAGAAGCATCGATCTCAGAGTCGCCAGGCCTGTAACCGAACGCATCCATGCTTGGAAAGTCGACCGGTCTCGGATAGCCCATATCCTCGATGCTGAGAGTGCATTCGTGTTGCTGAGGGTAGCGAATGCGAAACGGTCTTAGCTCATAGGTGTAATTGCTGAGCCGAAGAGCGATATGAACATGAGCCGACTCGGTCTTAATCCACTGGTTTTCGAGAGAGCTATAGTCGATCGGCAGACCGTTCTCGCTAATGTCGTGGGTGCAATGAGCCACCTTGAAAGCTCCCACTTTGCCGAAGCGAATCTTCGCAAAAGAGAACATCGAATATGACTGGCCAACCTGGATATGAATGTAGCGATCTCCGAACGGAATGATCGCAACCTGGAAACGGTTCGTCATGTTGATTCCCGCTTCTGAGAGATTGAGCGTCTTTCGCTTGACCCATCGACCTTGAGCATCCATCGGGTTCTCTGCCATGTTCTCCCAGAGAATGCCGAAGCCGGTCATCTTGATCTCGAAATACCAACGTCGACCCCAGTTAAGGCCAAAGTAAGGATCAGCCCGGTCGACCTGAACTCCAGAAGGAACGACATTGACCCCGAAACCTTCGTTCATGAGCAAAGGCGTCTTTGTTCGCATCGCCCAGCCCATATTGTTGTTGTTGACTGTCTGGATCAGATAGATCAGGCTCGACATCATCGAACTCACCTGACCGAAGTCTTGGGTTTTGTCATGATGACGAACGACGATTCGACGCGATCTCGCGCCACCGAAGTTTACGCCGGCCGATTGCTTGAAGAGGTCGAGACCGTCGTCGCGAGTCCCTAGATCGAACTCACTCAGCGTCATTCGCTCATAGTCGAAAGCGGGGTCTTGCTCCCAACCATCGGTAAAGACGTGGGGCTTGAGCATCAGCGAGCCAGTGTCGGGTTGTTGCCAGAAACCATCAGGTATCGACGACTTCTGATATCCCTTGCCAGCGACGTACTCAGTAAAAGCGAAGTTCGCGCAGGTTCGAGTAACGCCCCACCCTTCCCGCTTCATTTCGGTTCTGGGAAAGTCTAGGATTAGATCAACGCGAGGCATGCGCTGATTCTATCACTTGGGGAAAATGGGGCGATTCCATCAAGGTATCTAATCCTGACTCCCGCCCCTGCTTGATTCGTTATTTGAGAGCTAAGCTCGCCATCGTTATCAAACGAGAGCTTACTGGGTCGAGCCTTCTTTCGACTGGGTTCTTTTCCAATATCCTGACGACTAGAATCCCGACGCAATCAGTTCAGATTTTGCCATCCCGTAGAACGACAGATCGGTTCTGAATGAGATAAGCCTCAAGCCCCTTAGACGAGGTACCGACTTCGGGGCTAAGCAAATGCTCAGTAAGCTCATGAGCATTGTATCACAGGTTGGGCGATCTTACCCCTTCATGACGTTGCCCATGCGCCGGCCATAGACGTTTTCCCATGAAGAACGACGCTGAGGTCGATCTGCGGCTTGAGGCGTTTTTGCGGTCTCTGGAGGTCCGACCATCCAGTCAGGCAACCAATCGTGGAATCGCTTCTTCCAATTCTTACCAGTACCGAACGCTTCGTCGGGGTTCCCTCCAGGAGCACCGCCGACAAGCTCGATCAACTTGATGATCAGATAATAGAGAAGAGCAAAGACGCTCGCTACCAAGAGAATCTTTCCGATCAGCCCCACAAAGACGTTTCGCAGAAGATCGGCTATAGAAGCAATCACCATGACGAACTTCGTCTGAATCGTGAGCCAGAGGTCTTTGAGCCATCCGAGGATTCTCGGACCGAGTGCGCCAGCCGCCGCGCCACCAGCCGCGCCACCAATGCCACTCCCTGCCCCTCCAACCACCGCCGCGCCACTTGCGCGTTGCAAAGCTATCGTAAACAGGTTGAGAGCCGTTGTCGCTCTTCCCAATGCCCCCGTTTTGACCCCTAGGCCCGTCGCTACGGCTCTCAAGAACGGTAAGAGCAATACGAAGCCCCTATAGATGCTCCAGACGATCAGCGCGACTCCTAGCCACCCTCCGGTGAGATTGTTGAGGGCATTGAAGAGACCGATAGCTACTTGAACGATCTGGCTGAACCAATAGATCAGAACCGCGATGATCGCGCCAGTCTTGATCAAGGAGTTTTGGAACGCTTGGAAAGTGTTCTCAATCGCGACGATCGGAGAGTTCTGAGCCAAACGATTCTGAGCGCCGAGATTGTTTGGAGCATTACCGGCCTTGATCATCGCGTCGAAGAACTTCTCAGAGTTCATGCCATAAAGCTGATCTGGCGATCTGAGACCGAGTTGCTTCAAGACTGCTTGGATAAGATAGCCACCACCGGTAGCATCCATGATCTGACGTCGAACGTCGTCGCCTTGAACTTTGCCTGCGTTGCTGATCTGCCCGAGAGCATAAGCGATTCGACCAAAGGCGTCATTATCCGCGCCACCCACCGCCGAGAGATCGGTCGACGACTTGATGATCTGCATCGCTCGATCTGTCGGATTATTGACCGCGAGTTGCAAGCCGAGCTTACGAAGAGTCACAGGGTCATAAGCAGAAGGAACCGAGAACGCTTGCAACTGATTCGCGAATTTCAGACCCAAGTTCGGACCCAAGATCGCTTCAATCGACATACGGAAGCGAACGAATGAATCGTAAGCTTTCAGAGCTACCGCAGACATCGCAAGCCCAACAGCGATAAACGCCGCGCCCGCTTTGGTCATGCGGTTCGCGGCGGCTTCGATATTGTTCATTTCGCGAGTCAAGTTCTGGAGGCCGTTTAAGACCTCCATGATCCCTTGAAGAGTGACTTGGATCGCGACTACTTCTTGAAAATTCATCTTCTGCTCTTGGGTTGTGGTGGCCGACTTTTAGCGGCTTCTTCGGACTTGGCGATCTCTTCGAAAGCACCAGCCGCCATCGCTTCAACAATTTCGTCGTACCGCCATCCTTCGCGAAGAAGAACTTGGGGATGCTTGCCCGTTGCTCGAACGGTCCAGAGCACCAAGCTTACGTAGGTGCCTCCCCTTCTGTAGAGTTTCCCACTGCGGCTTTAAGCGTTGGGTCGTCAAGCAGGGTGCCCGATTCGACAAGATCAGTAAGGCCAAGAAGCTCGCTCGACTCTTTCACGATCATGAAGAAGAACGTCTGGTACTTCGCGCAGATGTTGGCGATAACGCTTTCATCGTATCGAATCACTGGCGCGTTATCATCTGGCTCGACTGCTTGCTCTTCGTCGGTCTCGCCACGGTCGACAAGAGCTTGGCGAATGATCAAGATCTGGCGAACCATGTCCTCAGTGAAGTCAGAGCCGGTCACTTTCGAGTAGTGAGCGGCTTTGTTCTTCAAGATTTGAGGCTGAACCATCAGAGCCCTCATTGTCTTGGTAGCGTCAGGTCGACCACGAAGAAAAGCCCGGTGAACCTTCTTTGTTTTCGGGTCTGTCCATTCGACAGTTTTTGTAACTTCTGGAACGTCCTGTTCTGCGAGACTTCTGAGGCTTGACATCTTAGGTTGTTACCGTCCACTTCTGACCGTAGGAACCAAGCTGGATACGCAAGGTCGACGGCGCGTTGTAAGTCGGCTCAACTGAGGTAACGAGTGCATACTCAATCTCGATGCTCCCGCCTTCGGCTGTGCCTACGACTCGAACGACTTCGCCAGTCAATCCGAGCACTTTCGAGAGAATGTTTGCTTCGAGCTTTTCGAGCTTACATTCGATAGTGGCTGACTGGCGGACCTTGCGCGTTCGCAAGAACTCGACCTCTTTCATACCTTGACCATGCTCGACGGCATCCCGGCCAAGGTTCCAGCCAAACGAATCGCATTCGAAGGTCAACGGGGAACCGGCAAGAGTTCTGCCTGTCTCTTGACCATCGTCGCCACCGGTCGTTCCCTGGATGCTTAGGGTCACATCGTACAGATAATTGATTGCTGAGGACATTTAGTTTTCTCCGTTCGTCTCGTCTAGCGGTCTTACGAGCACTCGATACCGGCCTCCAGAATCCCTGAACTGTTGACCTTCCATAGCGTGAGGGTATCGCCTTGGACTCCCTCGAAAACAGTTTATCTCGTATTGCCCATTTATCGAACCTTTCGATTTATGCAGAACATCGTTCATGCCATAAGCAACCGAGTCGAGATAGTTTAGCCCTTCGGCTTGGACCATCACGTCAATGAATACCCACGTACCGCCGATCGATTGATCTCCCTGAGTGACATCTTGGCTAGTCACTGGCGTGTAGTAGGCGGCGGGAAGAGCTTCGCCTTGGGGAATTCCAGAAGGAAAAGCCCTGATGCTCTTCGTGTCGAGAAACGGTTTGATCTTGTCATAAACCCAACGCATCGCCGCTTCTTCTTCGGTAATCAGTTCAGGTTCAGGCAAAGATCAGACCTCCAGGCTTTCGAGCCGTTCGTTCGGCTTCTCTGATCGCATTCTGGATCATTCGGCGGATGATCGGTAGGCAGTTGATATAAGCCCTGCTCATAAAATACTTGCCAGCGACGAAACCGCCTCCTCGAGTTCGGAAGCCCATCTCTTGAAAAACTGCATAGTGAACGCCAGCGACCACGTAAGCTTCGAAAGCGTTTTGAGGTACTGGCGGCGGGCCGATATGCAGATACTTGTATCCACCAAACGCCGCGCGTTTAGCCGCCGCGAGTGAAGCTCTCTCGTAGCCGAGCCCACCTTGAGCACCGCCCCAGATCGCGTATATCGATGCTTTGAGAGCACCGGTCTTAACGGGAGCGAGCCGACGCGCTTCGTCTCGAACCATTTGAGCCCCTGCTCGAATGATCGGCGGGATGCGGCGCATTAGCTGTTTCTCGTATCGCTTAGGCCAATCTTTGTCGACCCGCACTTTGAGGTCGATCATCTTGTTTGGTAGATGGTGATTGCTCGACTGATAGCATCGGAGGAATTGTCGCCAACAGAATCGACTTCCCACATCTGGGTTCCTACTTGAACTTTGTCGACTTCGCGAAGGTCGACGTTCCAAGGCAGAACCAAGAGTTCGTAGTGTCGAGCCGTTGAGCGACCTTCCGACGTTTGCTCAGTGCCCTTGATAAATGTTCGATAACCTTTGGTCTTGACGAACTTTGGAGACGTGTTCTCAAAGTTCCCGTGCTGATCTTGAACCGTTGCGCCGACCCTGCGATGCAAGACGACATCTTCTGTCATCAGTTCGATCTCTTGGGCGCGTGTCGCCGCAAGCATGACGGGATGGACTCTCAAAAAACTGGGTCTCCAAAGGTCTGTTGAGAAGCGAACTCGGTAGCTTTGATCGTTTTCCCTGTTGGGTCTGGGATCTCGCCCTTCTTCGCACTGCTTAGAAGAGTTTCCCAAGACGCCAAGCGATCTTTCCACTCGACGTTTAATCCGTTCTCTTGGTCGAGCCGTGTCGCCTCGATAGCGAACTCGCCAATGAGACCGGTAAGCAAGGTTACGAGAACCCCGTTAAACGAGATAGGGGCCGCTAGAAGCGCGATTATGGTTTGGTTAGCCCTCAAGAACTTCTTGGGGTTGTCTCCCTTGCCAATATCACCGATGATCAGTCTCACATGATCGAGCGGTCTATCAAGGTCTGGGTGAAAATCACTTACCGGTTCGCTTGTCACTGTTTTTCCTTAGATCGTCGAAAGCTGAGTAACGAATGCCTTGAACGACTGATGATCGGACTCTGGAACGTACTTCATGACGTCTCGATAGTCGCGCAGATCATCCCAAGTTTCATTACCTTGCTCGACCAAAGCTTCTCGACCTGGCAGAAGCTGAGGCAAGTCGCCGACTAGGTTGGCCGGAATCTCGAAAGGCTTCTCACCTTCTGGACCGAGAACCGTCGTGGTGATAACTGGAGCTTCGACAGCGACCGGCGCCGGCGTTGATTGAGCGGTCGAGAAAGGATTCTCTTCGGCTTCGACGACTTGATGACCGCATGCCTTGAAGTCGTTCACGTACTCAGCCGGAATCGAATACTCACCGCTTCCGAAAGATCGTGAGCCAGCGACTACGGATTGACCTGCGGCTACCTTTACCCAAAACTTCTTCATATGTTCTCCTAAAGCTAAAAAGCCCGATGGCGATTGACCATCGGGCTTATTGTAACCGAGAACGAAGCCTAGCTCATGTCGGTATAGACGTGAGCGATCTTGTCGGGAGCTTCGATAACGGGCAGACCGTTTGTGACGCCCCGACCTTCGAATGCCCAAGGCTCGCCTTCTGGAACTCGAACATCGCCCCATCGACCGCGAGCACCGCCGCCTTCGACAGTTGGTCCGATATGGGTGTATCCGAGAGCGTTCTCAGGAGGGGGAGTCGAGCCAGCGCCTACGACGAACCGTGTACCTGAGTTGTTGCCCAGACCAGTGATAACGCCGGTTGGCATCATCTTGATCTGCTTGAGCAAGCCAGGATTTACTTCGTCGTAGATTTCACCTTCCATACCGTACTTGATGAGAGTGACGGTATCTGAGGCGTCCTTCGTCCAGTCGCCGTAAGTGTTGACTTTCTTGAAGGTGATCGAGCCATTGTCCTCAGAGATAACAGCCATCGAGTTCACCGGATTGTTCCGAGCTAGATCGATAGTGTCATCGTGAGCAACCAAGGCGCGAACGTTGTACTTCAAACGCTTGCGAAGGAAGCTAATGTCGGTCCAGAACTTGGAAGCCGAGCCACCGTAGTGATCGTTACCTGTTCTCTGGGGTCCTTTGTTCGCTGTCGGAATGCCGTAATCGACCAAGAGACGCTTCTTATTGAAGGTCCAGTCGATTGTTCCCTGGATGGCTCGCGAGCGAAGGTACTCGAACGTATCAAGGTGAGCTTGAACGACTAGCTTATCGTAGAAGTTCAAAGCCTCGAGAGTTGCGGCTCGACTCACATCGCCACTAGCGAGAGCGATCTCGCTTAGGAATTGCTGTAAGTCGCGCTGAGCTTTTTCAGACAACCGAACGCGGTTTGCGATCTTGGTCGTCTCTTCGCTGAATGTCGATAGCTCGACGAACCCGCCCTCTGGGTAGGGTGAGTCCATACCGACCATTCCAGCCATGGTCGTTCGAACAGTCATTGTGCCGCTCTTGGCCTGGTAATCGCCTCGGGGAATCTCGGGCAAGAAGAGATTCCAGAGATAATTCGCTGGAACTCGTGCCTGATTCGCGAGACGGAAACCAGTGTTCGGATCAAGAGTAGCAAGGATTGCGGCTAGGTTGATGATCATTTTTTTCTCTCTTTAGGAACAGTCCCTGCCTGCTCTTAGCTTCTGTTATCTCCGTATTGGTCGAAGGCGAAGCCAGTCCCCACGCCAGCGGTTTGCAGTTCTGTTTTGTAAGCAGATGGCAAAACCTTGGGCGATCCGGTCGCGTCTGGCAGAAGGTTCTCCCAGAGTGCGCCGCCGATGATGATTCCATACCCTGACTTCGCGTCACTGGGCATGCCCTCGGTCATTTCCGTTTCGCCAATGCCGATCGTCTTGTGAGTGAGAGTCACTGTCACAGGAATGTAGGTATTGAGAGCGAAGTCGGTCGAGCCGTCTGCGATGGTGAAGCGAATATCGCCCACGTAGGCAGTTCCGACCGTTCCATAACCGTCGACTGTGCCGTCAGGTCGCACAACAATGAAGTCGCCAAGGTTCGAGACAACCTTAGTGATTCGCACTGTGTAAATGCCACCCTGAACGTTTGGTCCAGTCTTTGGCGAAGCGAGAGTCATCACGCCGTCGCCATTGCCGACAGTCGTTCCGACCGTAGCATCTGCTCGAACGGTTGGAATATCCGCGCGAGGGATGACTTTGCCACTGGTAAGTTCAGCGACAACGGTTCCGGCCGGGATGATCTTCGGACCACTCCCAGCGTAATAGCCGACATCACCGCTATTGATCTGGGTTGGAATCGCGTCGACTGGAACCGCAGTCGCACCGACAGCAACATCAGCCGAGGCTCGCGCCAGCTTAGTCGTTCCGAAGTCGATCAAAGACCCTTTCGGAATCGCCGCAAGCAAAGCGGTTACAGTGAGCGAAGTAGCGGCGGCGTTAGCCTGTGCTGTCAAAGCAACCTTAACAGCCGTACTTCTGAACCGCTCCGGAACGGAAGGCCAGTCTACTTGGCGACCCTGCAAGCGAGTAATCGACTGAGGGTCGACGACGAACGCTTGGCGAGTTGGAAAAAAGTTTGTTCGCATTGTTTCTCCTATAGCGTTTAGCCTAGAAGCCCTGCCCCGGCTGTGCTAATTATGCACCCATTTTTAAGCGGGTGCCGATGTAGTCTTAGGCGCGAGGGGGTTTGGTGCCTTCTCGCGTTCGTCGTTTCTCTTCTTCAAGAACTCATCAGCGAGCGGTCCGCCGCTGTTTTGACCTTGGGTAGCAGACGCGCCGCCAGCGTTGTTTTGGATCCAAACACCTGGGTTAGAATCTGCCGAATGTCCGCCGGCGTGGTTGACAGACTGATTCGTTCCAGCGACCGCGCTCAATGCCGGTTTGAAGCTCGCGAGATTCTTGTCGACATACTCAGCGATCGGCGTTGTCGTTTTGTCGGCGTTGAGAACGACAACTTCTGCGACTTCGATTTCCTTACCTGCGCCGTCTTTGGTCTTGACCTTATCGACTCGAAGCTCGAACCCTCGAAGAACAGCGAGATCGAACAGAACGTCGGCATTGAGCTTAGCGAACCCAGCCGCTTCTTTGATCTGATCGCGCTTCTCTGTCTCTTTCTGCTTAGCTTCGAGAGCGGTCATGTTCTCAAGCTTGGTAGTGATCTCTTTGGGCTTGCCCAGAGCGAGGTAAGCGGTCCAGTCGGCGGCTTGCTCTTTGGTAAGAGTGATCGAACCTTCTGCTTGACTGCCTTTGAGAGTGTCGACCTCAGACTTGAGAATCCGCTTCTGCTCTCGAAGTTGGTAGTTCTCAGCGAAGAGGTCTTGGGCTAGTTTGCCTGCATCTTCGTTGGCTCGCGTGAGAGCTTTGCGGTACGAATTGAGCATATTGTCTTTCTCAGCATCGCCACTACCGCCAGCGCCGCCCTCAGTCATGACAAGAAAAGGATTGTGGAATCGTTGTCGAAATTCTTTCATCGGTTACCTGACGGCTTGCCCTGCATGCCATCAGGCTCATTGTAACCGAAGTTTAACTTCCGAATATTCGCAAAAGAGCGAGTGCGATCAACCAAGCAAAGGTAGCAAGTCCGAAGAACTTCGTAGTGATCGAATAGATCGCGAACCACTTCACGCGCCGAGCAACTGGCATAGTGGCGAACTCTTTGTCGACCATCGCTCGAAGGGCGATCTTGCTCGCTCGATAGTCGTAAATCGAAACGATTCCCCAGAGTGCAGAGTTCAGAAAGAAGAACGTCGTTCTGATCAGCGGATCAGAGCTAGGCGCAAGGCTCGATAGGTACACGTTCCAGCCACACCAGAGACCCAGAGCGACCGCCGCAATCTTAGCGACCATGATCTCAGCGTCGACCCATGGTCTCAGCTTCGAGTTATCGAGCGTAAGCCCATACCGAAAGTTGATCGCAAGAACGCAAAGAAGCTGTAACAAGGTCGACGCCGCATAAGCGTAGCCTAAGCAAAGCAGGAATATACCAACGCTAGTTAGCATGGCTCGACTTGGCCGGAACAGCAAGCAGGTTAGACCCTGGCTGACTTACCGCCCACATCAGAGCTAGGCAGACGACGAAGCCGATCAAAGCACCAACGAGATACGCTCTCGCTGAGTCCGAACGTCGATCAAAAGGCGAAACGGTTCTCTCAAACATGATCACATTCTAATATAGTCGGCTCTTCGCAGTGAATCCTTACCAGCAAACACCCCGAAAAACCGACCTTTCAGACCTATCGAAGTTGAGAATCTATTAGTTTCGGTATCGTCGCACTCTGAACGATGCGCCACTTCCCGCCGTCGACTGGTTCAGCTTTGAAGCCAGACTCTCCAACGCGTGGTAGATAGAAGACGCCAGCCATCCTATGAGCCAATCGAGCTAGGTTCTCAAGACGCTCAGGATCATTGAAGAACGAATCCTTAGTGATCGGTTTCTTGGCGTTCGTCCATTCGTCATCGTTGTCGATCAGCGCGAACATGCTGATTATCTGCGCGTCGACTTCGATCAGGCTCTCGATGATCTGCCACTCGCTTACGTAGCGCGTCGACGCCGGCCAGAAGTGCCCGATCTCGGTCGCGACGACTGGAAGCTCTTGTGGCTTGGGATGATTCCAGGGTTGGTCTTTGTACTCGATCTCGAAAAACTCATTCGGCTTTTGACCTTCGAGACCGCAATAGTAATGACCGTCTGCGACGTCGCCGGCCGGTCCCCCTTGAACCATCGAGTTAGAGCCAGCGATCAGACCCTTAAAGCCTGCCGATCGAATGAACTTGTACTGAGCATCGAAGATCGCTTGAGGGGTCGACGATGGCTCATTAACGGGGAAGGTTAGAACGACGTTGCTCAGGTCGAGAGAACAGAACTGCTTGACGTAATCTTGCCAGCGTTTGGTTTCTACCGGGTCTCCGCGAGCGAGCTTGATCTTATCGAAGCGCGTCGACGCAAACTCGATGATGACCGGAATCTTGACCTTTTTTAGCGAGTTGAGCAAAAGCTGAAAGCGCGGAAGGTGAGCACCCGGATTATCGAGAAACGGTCCGTCAAGATGATGCGCCCGATACACTCGAACGCCGAGATCGTCGATCTTGCGAGCCCAAGCGTCTGCCTGTTGGTAAGAGCGAGGCAGGTTCGAGTAGCCAAGCACGTTGACCGATGCGGCGGATACCTTGCGGTCGTTCGCGTCGAAGATGACCTTCTGTTTGACCGACCAAGGCGCGGGATTATGAGCGAGCGATCTCAGACCGGTGATCTGAACTTCCGGCGCCATGACCGGAGAGGGAGTCGTCGAGCTTAGACCAGCAAAGAGAATAAGCCCATACAGAAAAGCAACGATTGAAGCTGTGAAAGTCTTCATAAGTCCCATTTTAGGACATATTGTGAAGATGGCTAAAGCTCGAAGATGGAAGCGGTTCGTTCAGTTCTATTGCCCAGCATGCGAGACGATCAAGAATATACCGGTCGAAGGTGATAACGCTTGGGGGTTCAATGACAACTTAGACGCTCCCACATTAACGCCAAGCATCTTAGAGCATCCGACCTTATACGGTCCAGATAAGCTACCGTTCAGTAAGTACAACGGACCGCCAGCATGCGAGACCACAAAAGGTTGCTGTCATTCGTTTGTCACAGATGGAAAGATTCAATACCTGAGCGATTGCACTCACGCTCTGGCGGGTCAAACGGTTGACTTACCTGAGATCAAAGAATCTAGCAAAGACATTCCTGATTTGGAGTATTAGGCGGCTCTTCGAGCTTTCCCTTCCTGAGCTAGTTCGTCGAGCGTCTTGATTCTCAACTGAGTTCCCCAGACATCGGTCTCAACGTAGTCGACAAGATCGTTCAGCGTGATAATGCCTGATCGGTACATCTTGGCTTTCTCAACGCCGATGATTCTCTTCTGATCTTCAAAGCCGAGATCATCGAACCACTCAGCACCGGTCAAGCGAGCACCACGAGAGAACTCGGTAACTGGCACCATGTCGCAGTAGCAAAAGACGTGGG